TAACACCTGAGCGGCACGTTTGCCAAATGCTCGCATTACATACAGCTTCCTGGTACTATGCACTCATGGCAAAGCTTCATAAGGGACGCCGCTACGATCTGTGGTGGGAGGACCCATTCAAATACGCAGAGCATCTTAAGTCCTCTGGAGAGTTTCAGGTTTACTTCACGCTGACAAACACCCTTCGCAAGAGGGTTGACCCTTATGTGTTCATGAAGCAAAACTTTCACGGATATCCGTGGAAAGCTTACATCAACAACGGCGACTCGGTTAACCTTGTAGACTACACATGTGAGCCAAGGCAGAACAAGGGATCATGGCCAGCGTGGAGCGCGCAGACGTTCGATCTAGCAGAGCTTAAAGAGCTCATCGAACGCCCCTGGTCGGAGCGCGATCCTCACGAGATGGCTGACTGGTATCACCTTCCGCGAAAGGATCAGCCTCATCGAATCTTTATTCAGGACGTGAGCCCGAGTCGATCAGAGATCGACATTAACCGTAGGCGCAGGTTGACAAAGATTCAGCGAATGTACCCAGAGGTTGAGTTTTTTGTAAAGCCTCGGACGTTTAACATGCCGATGCTGTTCGGCTGTGGATTCACTGCAGGATGTCTTGATCCGTATCGCGAGCGTGGACTTCGCAAGGGCGTGATCTACCTGCCAAACGGAAGTCGTGTTCATCTCGAAGACATTGACGATCATCAGGATAAGATCAGGTACTTCGGGTTTGAGCCGGACGAGGTTAGGTATGACCAGGACGTAGGCTTGCTGTACACCATCGCCGCTATCCGGTATGGTGCTCACCACTGGGACGACCCAACAGGTCTGTACCTCGGAAGGCCATCGGACTACCGCAAGGGCATTAGTTCTAGGCGTCCAGACTTTCAGAACCCAGATATGTATGCAGAGATGCCTTCGTATCAGAACATCAACATGTTCAGAAAAGACTCCATCAAGGAGACCGACAAGATAGTCTGTGACTCGTGTGCACTCTGGCGCGCGTGTCCGGCGTATCGTTCAGAGGAGGTGTGCGGATTGCCCGGCACAGAATCAAGCAAGCTCGCAAAGCTTGCTAAGTCCAGGAATGCAAGCGACGTGGTAGACATGCTCTCTTCTGTCGTCTCCAAGCAGGCCGAGCGCGTCGAGGAGCGCATGGACAATGAGTCGTCCGCGCCAGGCGGGTACGACAAAGAAATCGACAAGATGCTTAACAACCTGTTCAAGAACGGATCGCAGCTTGCAAAGCTCCTTGATCCGGGACTCGGCAGGCCTCTTGTTCAGATCAACGCTAACGTAACCCCACAGCAGCAGGTCGCACAGGCCGACCCCCGCGCCCTGGCCGCGAAGGTGATTTCAGACATCGAAGCTACTGGGGTCCCCCGCGACGAGATCGATGAGCAGATGGTTAGCGACTACCTGTCAAAGCTCTCGCCACGGAAGGAGCTCGAGGGCGAGGTGCTCGAAGCGGAGTACGTTAATGAGTAGCTACGCAGTTCAGGAGGCCATGTGGCTCGCGAAGAATCCATCCTTCAGGATGCGACCGGCGAGCATTCGAGAGTTCTGTGGACCGGGGTACCTGAACGAGCGTAACGTTCGACCCGGCATCATGGAGGCACTTGTCGAGACATTCGGCGAAGAGGTTAACTCGTACTCCATTAGCAACAAGCGTCGCGCGCTACTTACTGGTGCTATCGGCATTGGTAAGTCCACATATGCAGCGATTGCCCTGAGCTACATGGTTCACTGGATCAAGTGCCTCAAGAATCCGAAAGAGTTCTACAACCTTTCGGAAGACTCTGTCATCGGCTTTATGATGATGAGTACGACCGAGAAGCTGGCACAAGAGGTTATCTTCCAGAAGGTCAAGAAGCGCATCCAGAACTCTGTCTGGTTCAATAACTGGTCACCGCTTGACGAAGAGAACAAGCGGATGCAGAAGCAGATGCGATTCGAGGGCGACATCTGGATCGTCCCTGGCTCGTCGGAAGAAACCTCATTTGAGGGTTACGACATTCTCGGCGGAATCCTTGACGAGGGTGACTCGCACAAGGTAACCGATCGCAAGAATTACGCAGAGGCTGGATACAACACTATCGAGTCTCGTATCGAGTCTCGGTTCACTGATTTCCAGACTGGCGAACATCGAGGTCTCATCATCTGCATTGGCCAGGCTAAGGCTAAGGCTAAGTTCATGATGCCCAAGTATCATGAGTTCAGCGAAGACCCGAGCGCCGTCGCGGTGCGTATGACTATCTGGGAATCTTTCGGATGGTATAACTACACCTTCGACAAGGGCGACATCAATCGCGGGATCGAGACCGCCGAACGAGACAGCTTCTACTATGATATGAAGAAGCGCACACTCCTTTCAAAGGAGGCCGCATCGCTCGTGATGAACAATGATCTCATCGAGGTGCCGACTCATTACCGTGCCTCATTCGAGCGTGATCCGGTAAAGGCCCTCCGCGACCTGGCCGGAATCCCGCCAGAGATCGACGATGCATTCATTTCCCGTCCAGACTTCATCATCGAGAATCAGGAACTTTGGCATGACCGTTTCCCCAACTTTCAGAGCCCGGTTGGACCGGAATCAACACTCGATAAGATCGTTCTTCCTGACTGGTTCAATCCTGTTTCTCTCGGGGGCGAGTTTCGTCGCGTCATACATCTTGACACGGCTTACTCTCCAGACGGTGACGCGCTTGGCTTTGCTATGGCGCACGTCCCGGAGAAGTTTGAAATCTACGAAGAGGAGCAGCCGATCATCGTCTTCGACATGCTCATGCGAATCAAGGCAACTCCATCTTCGGAAATAAACTTCGGAGAGCTTCGCAAGTTCATCTATAGACTTCGCGACGAGCGCGGGTTTGACATTGACCTCGTTACGCTAGATGGGTTCAACTCGTTTGACTTTATTCAGCAGCTTCGCAGGAACAAGATCAAGTCCGACTACTTGTCTGTAGACAAGACGAAGGCTCCATACGAGGACGTCAGAGAGGCAATCAACGGCAAGCGTTGCCTCATGCCGAAGTACATGGTTCACTACTCCAAGTCGGACACCAAGACGATCAACATTGCCTACAAGGAGTTCAGTGAGATTCAGGACGTCGGAAAGAAGATCGACCACCCGAAGGATGGAAGTAAGGACGTTGCCGATGCGGTGACGGGGTGTGTTCACAATCTCGTTTCGTTCACAAAATACATTCGAGAGGCTCGAACCGTTGAGCGTGGCGATTCGGATAAGTCTTCAGTGAACTTCACCAAGGATGCGAACGAATTGTTTGGCACTCCTGAAATGAATCAATCACTCGAGAGAAATAGTCCAATCTCGTTCGAGGAGTTCAACAAGAAGCAAAACGAGTTCCTGTCCGGTGGCATAGACTTTAATGTGCTTGTCAACGGAAACGGAATGCCTGGTTTCGGAGATCAGGGTCGGGTTTGGTGAGCGAACTAGCGGTGTGCTAGACACCGCTAGTTCGCGGCAGTAATGTGTGTATCCACCAACTCGAGAGCGATGTTTCGCACAAGTGCGATCCCTCGCCCGTGAACAGGAGATATGATGTCAGTCCTTCTCGGACCCAACGGCAAGCCAATGTCAGACTACCTCGAGCATGCAGGTAGACCAAAGAATCCGAAGCCGGTAGTCGGCGACGCCTTCACTGACTGGGGTGGCCTGAACAAAGACTTCATGCACCTGCCGGGCGGGGGCGTTCTCGCTTTCGATACCTCGCAGTTGAAGATCAGCGACTTTCGTCGCATGCGTGAGCACTACCAGATCGGCTCGAGCCTTCATGTCCTGACGTTTATGCTTCACCAGCTCGACTGGCATATCGAGTGCGAGGACAAGAAGGTTGCCGACTGGTGTACCTACAATCTCGAGCTCATCTGGACTCGACTCATTCGCGCCATGTCTACGGCGTTCGCTTTTGGTTTCTCGGCCAATGCTGTCGAGTGGGAGAACGACAGCATCAACGGCAAGCTTCGGTTGAATAAGATCAAGGATCTGGTTCCCGAAGAGTGCGAAGTTAGCTGGAAATACGTCGACTCAAATCTGAAGTCTGAGGGCAGTGGCTACAGTCAGGCCCCCAAGGTTCCGATCTTCGATGGCATTAGCCGTCGCGGAACTTCGCATAAGGTTCCCGTAGAGAACAGTCTCTGGTATCCACTCCTCATGGAGAATGGAAACTACAAGGGACGGCAGCTTCTCCGAACCGCGTTCCAGCCCTGGTTCTTCAGCACGCTCATTCATCTGTATCAGAACAAGTACTTCGAGCGGTTCGGCGAGCCGGTCCCGATCGGTCGCGCCCCGTACAACGACAAGGTCACAAAGGACAACAAGACAATCTATGGCTACGACCTCATGGCCGGAGTCCTGTCGAACATTAGGAACCGATCAGCCGTCGTGCTTCCGAACAGTCGATCAAAAGAGGGCGTGAACGATCAGCCCGAGTTCGACTACCAGATCGAATACCTTGAGTCCCAGATGCGAGGGGCCGACTTTGATCGGTACCTCACTCGCCTCGACGAGGAGATGTCCCTTGCACTCTTTACTCCCCTACTGCTGCTGCGGACTGCAGATGGCGGCGGATTTAACCAGGGGATTGCTCACACTCAAGTGTACCTGTGGATGCTCAACGCAGTATCAGGTGACATGGCAGAGTATATCGACAAGTACGTTCTGCGGTACATGGCAATCTACAACTTCGGGCCAAAGGCAAAGCCTGTCCGAATCCGCTTCCGCAAGCTTGGTGTAGCGCAGCAGGAAACGCTTCGCGCCATCGCTCAGGCCATGATTGGCAAGGGCGAAATCAGGCCGGACGTCACCGAGCTCGGACAGCACATCGGGCTCACTCTCGAAGAAATCAAGACTGTTACCGAGCCGGAGGGCGAGGATCAGCAGCGAGACGACGAGGACAACGGCAATAAAGATGGTCGCATCGGTCGCGACGAGCGCCTCAAGGACGAGGACATCAAGCCGGGGAGTACAACAAAGGCCATCACGGGCCGTATCGCAGAGCAGATTCAGCGCGCATTCCGTCGCCAGGAACTTGAGGAGTGGATGCCCGCTCCGGGGCACCGTAGGCAACTAACGGCGGAATTGCAGGCAAACGGCCACATCGACGCACGGGCGGCAGCATCGCGGTTCAATGACGTGGTGATCGGCACGCTATCCGACGCCGCGAAGCACGGCGGGTACACTTCGCCCGACGAGTTCGTCAGTTACGCTACCCGCGTAATTGAGTCTGAAGGGAACAAGCTCTATGCCCATGCCTGAGATCGAGTACGATCCGTCAATCTACTCAAAGGTCAGCTGGGTTGGCCTGGTGTCGACGCTCGACGGGCCTGATCCCGACGAGTTTCCAGACAAGGACGGACTGACCGGAAGCATCATCTTCAAGCCCAGCTCCCCGCTCCTTCGGTTTCCGACAGCCGTCCCGCAGTTCACGCTCGCGCTCACGAACCGCCAGGTGAACGTGCAGGACGCCCAGGTAGACGAGCAGGGGCGCAAGTACGTCTACCTAGAGGCGTCCAGTCCGTTCTCCGAGCCGTCCAACTTCACCTGGACGGCGACCTTTGTTCTTGCGTACAAGGGTGTTCCGATTAAGGTGCCGGACACCAAGTTCCAAACTTCTCCGGGTGCCGACGTTGACTTGACGGACTGGATTGGATTCAGCGACAGTGTTCCGCCGGTTCTGCCCCCCGAGGGCAATCCAGCACTCGAAGCAATCACCGATGCGATTGCCTCGCACTCGATGCAGATCTCTGGGATTCAGCAGACCCTTCAGGAGATGGACGACGAGATGGCTGACTTTGAGGCCATCATGCAAGGCGGAACCGCTGGACAGGTTCTTACCCAGTCTTCAAATGGTCTGCCGGTCTGGGCTGACCCCTCGGGGGGTGGAGGTGGACTCCCGGAACCAGGCGACGTCGGAACCGGGGGAGTGCTTCGTCTCAGCCCCTCTGGAAATGCTGAGTGGGAGAGCTTTAATGCTGTCGTTAATGACACGCGCACAGAGATTGGCTCTGGTGCCGAGGCTCGCGGATTCATGGGAACCGCAGTTGGACCCAACACTTGGGCAGGCAAAGCTTATGCATCCGGGCTTGGCGCAATGTCGCGCGCATCTTCGATTCTGTCTGCCGCAATAGGTGGAGGGTCCGCAGAGCATCCGGGATCGATTGCGATCGGAGGCATGACGGTTCTTGATGCGACAGGCGATCCAAACAGTTGGGACCCGACAGCCGGTGATCCACCTCCATTCACACCAGGACCGGCGGCAACAACCACAGAGCCCAATCAGGTAATGATTGGCGGGGCGCACCACAGCGTCGAGGTTCCCGGCCAGATGGTCATTGGGGAGGGGTCAGCTCGAGTAATTCTGACTTCTGTTGTTGACGGAACAGATGTTGTTCTAAGGGTGCGATCGGCAACCGGAGACCCAGTTCGTATCGAACCCGAAGGAGCGTAAGAATGGAACCAATAACAATCACAATCGAGCTGGATGCCGGAAAGTCAGAACGTGCAGCAACAATTGCTTGCACCTTCTTGGGGCACTATTCAGCGACCTGTCCAACGCCAGCTGAGCATGTCGTAGAGTATGCAATGATTCAGGTAGCCAAGCATGTTGAGGCTACGGAGCGCCAGCTTGCGGCGGACGCTGCCCGAGCTGCGGTTCCGCCATTTGGGGAGCCGCCGACAATTAACTGGCCTGGCGTAGAGTGACGTAAACAAAAGAAAAGAATTGGTGCAATGAAACCAGAGAGCAAGCACCCACTGAGGTGCACATGTAGATCGTCACCACTGCTGGCCTACTATGGCAGAAACGAGCGAGGTCATGCTTATGTTCATGTAGCCTCGTTCAAGAACAAGCAGCCACTGACGCAGATTTACACCGTCGATCCAGTATCGATCTGGTGTAGGGTTTGCGGGAAGTGGTGGAACATCTTCGTGAAAAACGACAGACTAACGGCGGAAGAGCGAATGAGCGCTCCGCCGGTGCCGGAACAAAAAACAAAAACGCGGGTATTGCTGGACAACCCGCAGAATGACCAGTAAGGTTCGGTGACATTATGACGAACGGAACGCTATCGACAGCGCAAAGGCGCAACTGTGTCTTCGCGCGCGATCTCGGCAGCCCTGTCAAGTCGTACGAGAAGCTCAACGATTCTGGTGATGGAGAGAAGTCAAAGTCTCTCATCATCGAGGGAAAGCCCATCTTCCGGTCGGGAACCTTCTCGGACTCGATGGGCTTCGAGCACACATGGGAGCCGCTGCATATCAACCAGATGGTTGACCATGCGGCACTCCTTGCGCAGCGCGAGATCTTCTCGGACGTGCCGGTCCGCAAGGGCCATCCCGACTGGGGGGACATCTTCAGTGCCCCGTCGCGCAACGCGATGGATGAACTCATCGGCTACATGGAGAACTTCCGTGCAGAAGAGCGAGTCAATCCCGCAGACGGAAACACCTACACGTACTTGATCGCAGACCTCGAGATCATCGAAGAGACGGCAATCAAGAACATCAAGTCTGGACTCTGGCGAAACGTTTCGGCAGAGATCAGTACGTTTGTCACCAATGGAAATGCTGAGTACTGGCCAGTAATGCAGGGAGTGGCCTACGTAGACATTCCAGCAGTTGAGGGCCTCAAGTCTCATCATTCCAAGGCGACGGAACAGTTCAGCATCATACTGGAGGAAGACATGGCAGGCAACAACCAGCCCAGCGATCACGACAAGAACAAGCCGGGCGCACCTGCGGCACCTGCAGCACCGGCTGCGCCGCATGCTTTCAGCATCGGCGGCAAGCAGGTCAGCGATTACGCTGCGGTTCAGGCTCACATCAACGCCGTCGAGGCCGAGAACGCCGACCTGAAGCAGTTCCGTACCGAGTCGATCGAAGCTGGCAAGGTCGCCTTCGTGAAGCAGCTCGTCACGGACAATAAGATTCCGGCGACCAGCGAAGAGGCGTACATCAATTACGCCAAGTCGCTGACCGACATGGATCAGTACAATGCATGGAAGGGCCTCGAAGAGGCCAAGCCTGCAATGTCGATCACCCAGCCCGCTGCTGCTGGCTTCTCGATGAGCCACGAGCAGGCAACCGAGGTGACCCAGAAGGATCAGCGTGTCGACACGCTGAAGGGCATCATCGCTCAGCACTCGATGGGCAAGATGACCCGCGAGCAGATCATGGAGACGGGCTCCTACAAGGAACTCGTCACCCTCGACCCCGAGTTCAAGCTCTAAGTCGCGGCCAAAGCAAAGAAAGGAAAAGGTCAAATGGCTGATTTCAAGAGTGGCCGCGAGGAGTATGCGGTTCACGGCAAGAAGAACATTCTTCGGAGTGCTCAGCCCGGATCGTACACTGTCGTCTCGAAGACCGTTTCGAGCGCCGGGTACCCGGCGGCTGTCGACGCGGACGGCAATCCCGAGTACGTCCTCCAGGAGGGCGAGGCACTCGCTGTTCTCACCTCGGGGCCGAACGTCGGCAAGTGCGTCCCGTTCCAGGCCTTCCAGTCAGACGGCACGACCGCCTTCACTGACGGCCGGAGCGAGGTCGCCAACCTGGTCGGCATCACGAAGGACTACTTCGGGTGGGAGCTCAAGGAGCGTGACGTCGAGGCTGGCGTTCTCGTTCGAGGCCAGCTGGTTCAGGCTTGGTGCAGCGTGCGCGACAAAGATGGCAAGCGCGTTGCGCTGACCAATGCAGTTGCCGACGCCCTGCGCGGCAAGAAGAACCTCGACATTCTGTTCTTCTAAGGAGAGAAGAAGTGACGATCAATCAGGGCGCACTCGCGCTTTTCAATAAGCCCCAGGTTTCCCAGCATGGAGCTCGACCGCTCGACGAGCTGATCCGCAAGGAGGTCGCCCTCGGCGTCATCCGCGAGATCGTCAAGCCGGAAGATCACATCGGCCTGACGCTCTTCCCCTTCAAGGAAGTTCCGTCAGACGACTACATCTTCAGCTACGTCAAGGGCCTCACGACCGGCCTGGCTCCGGCCATCGCCGAGTCTGCCGAGTCTGAGCTGGCTCAGAAGGATTCGGGCCTGGCCAACCAGGGTCGCGCCTCGCTGATCGACTGGCGACTGAAGGACCACTACGACGCTGCCGACGTGCAGCGCTTCCTGGACCTCCAGCTGCTCGCCGAGTCGAACCAGTTCGGCCCGTACGGTCTGCCGAACACCCTCATGGGTGATCTCAACCAGCTCCCCGAGCGGATGGTTCGAGATACCGGCGAGCGTCGGCGTCGTCTCGACAACCGAATGGAATGGCTGATCATGCAGTCCATCTCCAACGGCGGCATCGCCTACAACGACGGAAACATCAAGTTCTCCGTCGACTGGAAGCGTCCGGCGGACCAGCAGGGACAGGCTCCGGCTTCGGGTACCTACGCCAGCACGACTCACGATCCGATCGGCGACATCAACGCTATCAAGCGAAAGATCTACGATCGGACCGGCGTCCTCATTACTCGGGCGATCTGCTCGAACAAGTTTCTGCTGTCGCTCATCAACTCGGACAAGTTCATCCTCCGAGCTGGCCTGGGTTCGGCATCGAACGCTGGCATCGACGCTACGGACATTCCCTACCTGCTCAACGGCTGGGGTCCGCAGGTGGCGATCGACGCTGTTCAGCAGCAGACCGGCATCACCTTCATCGAGTACGATTCGGGATACCGCTCGAAGCCGGACTTCGCCCAGGGTGGTGTCACCTTCAACCGCTACCTGCCAGAGAATCGCGTCATCTTCCTGCCGGACGACAACGCGATGGCAGAGTACGACTCGTCGGACATCGGCCTCGGCAAGATGCTCACGAGCCCGCACTCGATGGGCAACGGTGCAGCAGGCTTCTACACCTGGGAGCAGAACACCACCGACCCGTGGGGCAAGAACGTGGGAACCGGCATCAAGGCCTTCCCGCTGTTCCCGCACATGGAGCTGACGTACACGATGGACGTCACGCTCCCCGCATAAGGGAAAGGAGTTCGTCATGGCCGGTAAGAGTTCCGTCGTGATGAAGAAGAAGGGTAACCGTGGGGGTGTCAACCCAGGCACCGGCGGTGCCAATCTCGGTCGCCTGCCGTACGGAGCGATCACCGGAGGCCAGTCGGCTGCCGATCCTGTGAAGTCTGTTGCAGACCTCCAGAAGGGGCAGCGTCGGGCCATCGGGTACGGACAGCACTAATCAACAAGAAATGCCCCGCCTGGACTACCAAAGCCCAGTCGGGGCATTTCTTGGTTCAATAGAAGGAGATTCACATGTCAGAGAAGCCCGTCTACATCGGCACTTCGCCCTCGTACGAGAACGCCGCAAACAAGACAGACGTGCCCCGCTACTCGGACGAAGAGAAGGACGAGTTCGCCCGGTTCGCATCCACTCCGGAGCCGGAGCTCGTCTACGAGAGCGACAAGAAGGCCGAAGAGGAAGACAAGCCGAAGCCCGAAGAGGAGTCCAAGAAGGAAGAAGCTCCCAAGGGTGGACCGGAAATCACCCAGCCCTCCACCGGCCGATAAGGAAGAACGATGACTGGCCCGAACCGTCCCGTGTATTGCACCGAGGGTGCAATCAGGGTTCATCTTCAGAACATCAAGCTCCCAACTGGCGTAAGCTGGGACACGATGGCGGAGACTGCATCGAACGAGGTTGACAGTACGATCGGCGTTCGGTACGTCACGCCAGTCATCGTTTCTCCGCTTGACCCGGCAACAAGTGCCGCTGCCTATTGGCTGCAGAATGTGTCTGCGCTTGTTGCTGCAGCTCGATTTATGCTCTCGGCGTCCGCTCCGGGGTCGATGGACACTGCCAACAGGTATGGACAGTACTTGCTTCGCAACGCCCAGTCGATCATGCTGGACGTGGTCAACGGAAAGGTTGATCTGCCGGGCGCAGAGGAGCTGTCGTCTAACGACTCTGTTATTCAGGGTCCGACTACACTCAATGGAGATTCGTTCTCCCAGGTCGACATGTTCTACGACAACTTCATGGCAGAGGGAATCATGCCAGGCCGAAGGCCAAGTGGTGAGTCATGGCCCCGGTAGTTAACCTGCAGGTAGTAACCGACATTCGCAGGCCGACCCTAAAGCTCCGCGCACTGCAGGACAGGGTGAGCGGAGCTGGGCTGGCGTCCTTTATGCACGGGTTCGCGGCTCCACTCCTGCAGGATAGAGCAGCCGCCCGGTTTGCCGAGGAGGGCGATAGCGCGTCGGGTTGGTGGCAGCCGCTGCGTGAATCCACTATCGCAAGACGCGAGAAGGAGAACCTCGTTCCAATCAAGATCAATGATCGAACGGGAGCCCTCCGGACCTGGGTGGAGAATGCACCAGGTAGGATTGTTGCAACCAAGGCGTCGGCGGCAATCGAGTGGCCGGGCAGGCCAGCCAACTCAACAACAGCAAAGAAGCTCAAGGTTGCACAGATGGGCTTGAGTGATCCATATACGCCGAGGCGTCCAGTCGTTGCAATCGACTCGGGCGACCTCCTGACAATCATGGCAGCACTGGAAGCCTGGATTGGAAGTGTAAAGTGATAGACAATCCAGGCGATGTATTCTTTCCGTACAATGCCATAGCGGTCCTGGAGAGTGCAACGAGAGTTGTTATTGATCCAGACCTCAACTTCGAGCGCCGAAGGCTTATCGTAACTGATCCAAACGATACGGTTGGAATCACTCCGGTAAGCTGGAATCCTGTTGCCGGTGAGATCGGTCGAGTCGAGTCAACGCTCCAGCTGTACACCATTTACGTGCAGACACTCATCGTTGACCCGGAAGAATCTCGTGGACTTCAAACCCATTCGTACTTCGCAAAACGTGTGAGGGAAATGCTTGTGCGACACAAACCGTTGCATGTAGCATTGGGTTCACTCCAGACGACCGACCAAAACGGTGTGCGCGAGAAGATGCTGAAGACAACTGTTGGCGAGCAGGTCTTCCACAATCAGGAAGCAGACGGAAACTGGCGCTACCTGAGCACCCTTGAGCTTCGGCTCGAAACTCAGATTCAAAACTAGCAAGGAGTAAGGATGCCTTCACAGGAAGAGCTGCAGGCAAAGCGCGACGAGCTCGCCGCACTGCAGAAGTCCAACGCCGAGAAGCAGGCCGAGAAGGACGGCGAGGCCGCCGAGGCTCGGCGTCAGGCTGACTACGATCGACTCGAGCAGGAGATCGCGTACGCCAAGCAGGCTCAGGAGATCTTGGGCAGCACCCCGCCCGACAACAGCGCAGGTAACACCAGCGCAACGCCGCCGGACAACGCAAACGTTCCCCCGGTGACGCCGCCGAGTGTGCCGAACTTCAACCTCGGCAACGACGAGAACGAGGAGAACTAAGTCATGGGTGTCAGTTCACAGCAGGGCGTCTTTGCTCTGAAGACGCAGGCGTCGCGAGGCACTCCGGCAACGAACATCGGTACCACTGGCCTGGCGATGTATCGCACGGGCGGTTCGATGACTCCGAACCGCGAGCTCATGATCCCCGATGCGGAGATCGGCGGCGGTCGAGATGTGCCGGACGCACTGCTCGGCCCCATCTCGTTCGGCGGCGATATCGAGTTCTACACTCGATTCAACTCGATCGGCATTCTCCTGAAGGCTGCGCTCGGTGCTCCCGTCAGTGCTGCTGGCACTGCAACGGGAACCAACGAGCACGAGTTCATTCCCACCGATGCAACCACTCTGCCGTTCCTGACGGTCTACGAGCGCATCGGTGCGAATCTCGAGCGCATTCTGTACCAGGACTGCGTGGTGAATACTCTTCACCTCGAGTCGGATGCGGACGGCTACCTGACGGGTACTGCGGGCCTCATCGGCTGCCGTGGCACCTTCGGCGCACCGGACGAGGACGTCTCGACGGTCCTGGACGAGACCACGATCACCGTGGGAACCAACATCAAGGTTCTCTACGGCGGCACGGACATCAAGGCGAAGTCGTTCTCGATCGACATCAACAACAACTTCGAAGATGACGACTTCCGTCTGGGCTCCTTCTACCTGGAGGACCTCACCCCGAAGCGCCGCGAGGTCAACGGCTCGCTCACCCTGCGTCACGAGAACAAGGACATGATGCGCCAGGCGCTTCTGGGCTCCTCGTCTGCGACCCAGGCCGGTGGCCTCACGACCAAGGAAAAGATCGAAATCCAGATCGACACCTACGGCGAGATTCCCGGATCGACCCCGCCCACCACCTTCGGACTCAATCTCGAGTTCGGCAAGACGGTGTTCGAGCCCTTCGGCTTCGAGCCCTCGGGCGACGACATCCTCGAGTCGGATGTGACCTTCCAGGCACTCCGTCCGGTCTCGGCAGACCCGGTGATGAAGGCGACGCTGATCAACGGCCTCGCTGCAATCCCGTAAGACCAGGCTACCTCCTGGGGCTGGCCCCTCCTGCTTTGTGTCTAACTCCCCGGGGCAGGAGGGGCTTCCAATGTGATATAGCTCAATTGGCAGAGCGCTGGACTGTTAATCCGGTGGTTGAAGGTTCGAGTCCTTCTATCACAGCTTTATAACTGAATACAAGAAAGTCAACCAAAGACCACGAAAGGGTCACCCAATGACTGCAGGCATCCCCGTTGCGGGAGCACAGGACACCAGCGACTTCGAAGGCCGTCCGGAGGTCGAACGCGCAAACGAGCGCGCCGTCGCAGCTGGCGAGCAGATCGAAGAGCGTCAGTTCGTCGACTACTTCGCGGCACCGCAGCCGGAGCGCTGGTACCTGCCCGACGGTGTTCAGTACTTCGAGTTCCAGGAACTTCGCGAGGGCGGCAAGGCTGCATACGAGAAGGCAACCAACAAGGACATTCGTGTCCAGCGCTCGACGGGCGATGCTCGCCTGTCGGTCGACCCGGCAACCCAGCGTCAGACGCTGATCCGCCTCTCTGTCACCGACGTGCACCTCCTGCAGTCGGACGCGCGAGGCATCGCAGTCCCGATGGTCTTCAACAAGGATCGTCCCGGCAAGTTCTGGGAGAACCTGTTCACGTTCTTCCCGGCGAAGCTCGTCGATCAGCTGCACCAGGAGATCACGAAGGCCAACGCCTGGCTGGCGGCAGACGACGACGTGGAGGCGCTGAAGGAAGAGCGCGAGCGCCTCGATGAGCGCATCGAGCGCGCCGAGGAGGAGCAAGCAAAAAAGACCTCCTAGCAGAGCAGGCGAGTGACTTCGTAAAGGGGAAGTCGATTTCAAATCCCCACCCTGCTTTGCTGATCTACGGTCGACTCGAGGCGATGAAGTGGTCAATCCCCTATTCGCCCGGCGGACTGGAAGATCAAAGCGTGATGTTGCTCCGATCGTTCGATCTCATCAATAGAGTCAAGGGTGAGCACGAGCGCCAGGAGAACAAGAAGCGCGAGCAAGAAATGAAGTCTAAACAGCAGAGCAGGCCGAGAGGCAAGCGACGCTAATACACACAAAGGGTAGTGCTTGAATAGCACTACCCTTTGTGTGTATTATTGGCATCACTCAAAGGACACACGAGGTCCATCACCATTGGACCTTAAGTCTGGAGTAGCCTTGAACTCGAGCGTGAATATCCTCATCACGGCAGCGGCTAGCCGGGCTCGCTCTACCATTAATTCGGTACAGGCGCAGCTTCGCTCGCTTCAGGCGGCAAGTGCTACCACTCGAGCTTCGTCCAATGGACCCTGGTTTAATGGTCTCGCTCCCGCCCAGGGTCGCATCGCGAGCACCCAGGCACAGCTTCGAACCCTGACGGGTGTTACCAATACCGCTAACGCGGCGAGTAACAGGCCCTGGTTCGCCTCTATGACGGCTTCCGGTTCACGACTACAGTGGATCGGCAAGCAGCTAACAACAAACTTCACGGCCCCGGTCCTGATTGCGTCCGCCGTTGGAGTGAAGTTTGGGCTCGACATGGAGAAGTCCATGACGCGCGTCCGAAAGGTCTACGGCGACGGTGCGCTGGCCCAGAAGGAACTCTCGAGCGGAATTAACATCACCGCTCGAGAGACCAAGGCTCTCGAGAAGAACTTCATTGCACTCTCGGATCGGTTTGGCGTTCAGGCTGACGAGGTTGCTGGCGTGGCTGCCGAATGGGCCGCTGCGGGCAGCTCTGGTGTGGCACTCGCAAAGCAGACCAAGCTCACTATGGAGACTATGGTCCTTGGCGAGATGGAGGCCGCCGAGGCAACCAAGTCTCTCATTGCGATTCAGGCCCAGTGGGGCACTGATACCGAAGGCCTTACGCACACACTTCGCCAGCTTAACGCGGTTGAAAATGAAACTGGCACCACACTCTCTGATCTCGTTGTAGGCTTTTCGCGAGCCTCCGCGTCGGCTCGAGCCGCCGGACTCCAAACCGGCGAACTGGCCGCAATGATTGCCGCTCTTACTCCTGCGGCAGGCTCTGCGTCCGAGGCTGGTAACTCTCTTAAGACGGTCTTCGCTCGCATTATGAAGCCGACTGCAGACTTCACGAAGGTTATGGATGCTATGGGCATCCAGACCGAATCCTCCGCTTGGCAGAGCATGAACGCTGGAAAGCGTCTTAAGTTTCTTGCGGACAGCTTCAAAGATCTTACTGCACCGCAGCGCGCGGTCGTCTCGTCGCTCGCCGCCGGTAACTGGCAGGTCAACCGCTTCCAGCAGCTCATGGAGGAAATGGGCAAGGAGAACGGCTACTACGGAAAGACGCTCAAGCTTCTTGCTGATAATGATCGTGTTGCAGCGATTGCACAGAACGAGCTTAATGCCGTTCTCGAGTCGAGTCCGCAGCGCGCAAAGCAGGCTGGCGTAATTATCCAGAACTCTCTTATGAAGGCTATGGAACCTTTGATTCCGGTCATCATTCAGTTGGGACTCTGGTTCGGCAAGCTGTTCCGTTCGTTCTCGGAGATTGACCCGAAGATCAGGACGACGGTCATTGCCCTCCTCCTTCTGCTTGCAGTACTCGGTCCAATGATCGTTGCGGCAGGCATCCTCAAGCTCTCTATCGGACAGCTTGCGCCAATCTTCATGTTCCTCGGTCGAGCACTTTTGCTCCCGCTGGCGCCACTAAAGCTTCTTCGTCTCTCGTTTTGGGCAACAGCAGCTCAGACCGTAGTCGGCTCTCGCCTCATGGCGGTCGCGGTCGTAACAATGAACTCTATGGCGACAATGCTCAAGGGCGTTGCGCTTATTACGGTTGCCGCATGGAGGATCGTTGCTATTGGAGCGGCGGTAACGAGTCGAGCTATGGTGGCAGCCTGGGCTGTTGCTCACGCAAAGCTTGTTCTCATGCAGGTGGTAACCGGCATTAAGCTTACCCGACTCCAGTTTGTCATGTATGGCGCATGGCTCACTGCTCAGCTCGTGTGGGCACAAGCCTCGGCTGCTATCGTAACGCTTTGGCGCAAGCTGCAGTATGCAGGATACCTACTCTGGTCCCGCGTCAGCATTCCACTGTTTGCACTTTGGAGCGCAATCACCACCGGAATCCAGAAGACCTGGGCAGCGACATGGCTTGCCATGCAGGCAACCTGGCGAGCTGCCGTCATTATGGGCGAGGCCGCCTGGGCTGCTGCATCTGCTCTCAGGATTGCAATCTGGAGTGCCACTACACTGGCAATGCAGCGCAGCTGGTCACTTGCCTGGCTTACGATCAGCTTCGGCTGGGCTGCCGCAACCACTGCGATCACGACCGCCTGGGCTCGCGCCCAGCCGATTCTCGTCCTGGCCGCACAGGCGTCCATGCTCGCAATCGTTCGGGCCGGAAGCGCGGCAATCCTGATTGTCCAGAAGGCTTGGGCACTCGGCATGATGCTCCTCTCTGCCTCCACATGGAAGGGGCTCATTGCCCTTTCTGCTGGCGGAATGAAGGGCATCTTCACGATGGTCCTTCGAGGCGGCGCGATGATTCTTGGCGCACTGGCTTCGCCGTGGATTCTTGCAATCGGGGCTGTCGTCGGCCTGCTTGTCGTGTTCCGCAAGCAGATCGCACAAGCCTTCAACAATATCGTTGCATACTTCAAGAACCTTCCGGCAGAGACCGCGAAGGGGCTTTCGCCTATTGCGAACATTTTTATTAAGATCAAGAACGTTGCGCTGCGTGCATTCAATGCACTGCCCAACGGAATTAAGTCTGCACTCCTCAAGGTTGTTGCGATCGTTCGCGCAGCCGCACTGAAGGTGTACGAGCTGTTTTCGTACATCAACCCGTTCGCGCACCACTCGCCCTCGCTGGTGGAGAATGTTACGAACGGCATGGAGGTTGTTAACCAGCAGTTCACCAACAGCGCTAACCATGCCAAGCGCACGATCGGAGCTCTTCATGCTTCGATCAAGACACTGCAGGGCTTGAGCAAGCCTGTCGTTGACGCCAACACAAAGGCCGACTACGATAAGGTTCGATCGAACGCGAACCAGGCTGGCGTCGGAAATGCAATGCCAGCCTATGACAAGCTGAACGCGCAGGTCAAGGCTGGTACGGCACAGCTGACTGCGATGAATAGGACAATTGATGCTCACGAGGCGAAGCTCAAGCGCATCAAGTCTGGCGTAGACCAGTACGACAAGGCACTCGAGAAGCTAAATAGCGAGCTCAATGTAACCAAGTCCATCCAGGAGGACGTGGGCCGCGCCCTGGACGGCGCAAAGGCTCGCTACGATCGCTATGCTAATGCACAGATCGCTGGAATGGGCGCGGCGGAAGATGCCGCCTTTGCTAACGAGCAGGCGCAGAAGCGTCTTCAGCTTCAGATCGCCAAGATGGAGCAGGAGTCTGGCACTATCGATAGTGTCTCCGACTCGTACTCCAAGCTTCAAGGGCAGATCGAAACGCTGACCGCGAAGCAGACTGACCTGCGCAATGCTGGCGCAGGTTCCGACATTCTCGGAACCTATGACAAGATGATTGCTGACCTCAAGAAGCAGCAGTCGGGACTTATGTCGGGAGGTGCGGACAGTCCTGCCGGAAAGATTGCAGCACTCAATACGCAGCTCCAGAAGCTCCAGAACCAGGCCAACGTTATGGACCTGGAGAAGTCCCTTAAGTTCGACAGCCTGAATCGTAACATCGACAAGTTCAAGAACAACGTCGAAGAGCTTCCATATGGCGAGCTCATGAACGGACTCGACTCGTCTCGATCTTCCGTCAACGCACTGCAGTACTCGTACGATATGCTCGACTCTGTGATGGCAGGGCAGAATGCTCGAATTGCACAGACGCAGGCACAGCGAGACGCACTGCAGAAGGTTTACGATGCAGAGAACACCAAGCTCGAGGCCGTAAAGCAGACCTACGAGGAGGTCGAGAAGGCTGTTCGTGATGGCGAGCAGGCCCTCACCGACTTTGCGTCGGCAGCGGAAGAGGCGGTACGTCGCCAGGAGGAGGCTGCATCTGCGGCCAAGTCTGTCGGCAAGAAGGCGAAGGGTGGCAAGGGTGGCAGTGACGCTGGTGGTCCGGGTCTTGACGCATTCAACGACGCGGCTGCTGGCGACTTTGCAACCTTCGGCGGCAAGGACGTTATCGGCCGCGAGGGAGGACTCGACGACCAGTCGCTCGGCATTGACGAGCTTACGAAGAATATAACTGGAGATCTTGAGACTGCGCTCGGTGGGCTTAATCCATTCGAGCCTCTTAAGAATGCCTGGAATAAGACAATGGACTGGTTCCGAAACCTCGGAGCCCCCATTAGTGATGTCTTTGGCGGCATTGGAAGTTCGATCAGCAGTGCTTTCAACCCAGGGGAAAACGAGAACGTAAGCGCATTCGGCGGAACGCTTGATAAGATCAAGGAATCCGGTAGCAAGATCTGGGATAGCCTCAAGAAGGTCGGCGACCTTATTGGCGGACTGTTTGGTCCAGACCTCCTGACCACAGTCAAGGAGCTTGGCGCTGGTTTTGCCGAGATTTGGGGAAAGATCGCAGACCCGCTCCGCGAGCTCGGTGGCGAGATTCTTCCATTCCTTAAGGCCGCATGGGAGCCACTTGCGGTTGCCATTGGTGCCGCTATTGGTGTCCTGGAGATTCTCTGGGAGGTCATCAACGGCGCAATTGGGCCGGTGTTCAGCTGGCTTGGTGACATCATCGCCCAGATTATCAATGTCATCAAGGGCGCAATCAAGATCATCACCGGAGTCATTAATGTTGTGATGGGTGTCGTAAAGACGATCATCGGTATCATTAAGGGCATCTTCACTGGCGACTGGGGCCAGATGATCGAGGGCCTCAAGCAGATCTTTGTTGACGGATTCGGTAAGATCTTTGGCGGAATCTGGGACATCGTTAAGTCCATCTTCGTTGCCATTTGGTCTACGATTAAAAACTTCGTTAAGCTTATCTGGAACACAGTCTGGGGATTCGTCAAGGGTATCATTGACTTCTTCTACCACCTGTGGGACGTCCTGGTTGGACACTCGATCGTTCCTGATACGATCAACTCGATCATCGATTGGTTCAAGTCCCTGCCAGGAAAGATTCTCAGCGGCCTGTGGACCTTCATCAAGACTGTCATCGGATTCTTTGCGAAGCTTCCAATGCTCATCCTCAAGGGCCTGCTTATGCTTGGCCAGTTCCTGTGGAGAGCATTTAGCGCCGCCTTCATCTGGCTTGTTCAGAATCTACCTGGCGTCATCGTTGGACTCATGACATGGGTTGGCGGACTTGTTGGCAATATTCTCGGATGGCTCGGCGACCTCGGCGGCAAGCTGCTCGAGTGGATGGGCGCTGCATGGCAGTGGCTCGTGGACAACGGTCCTACGATGCTCCTGAATCTCATGACATGGCTCATGGGTATCGCTGCCAACATTCTCGTTTGGCTCGGCAACCTCGGCGGCAAGCTGCTCGAGTGGATGGGCGCTGCCTGGAAGTGGGTCGTTGACAATGGCCCGAGCATGCTTGCATCGCTCATCGTGTGGCTGGCTTCAATTCCCGGAAAGGTCATCGGCTGGCTTGGCGACATCGGAAGCAAGCTCGGCGAGTGGCTCAAGGCCGGATGGGATTACCTGAAGGACAACTGGCCTACGCTTCTTGCCAAGTTCATTATCTGGCTCGACGGCATCAACGACTGGATCATTGACAAGCTCAAGGGACTTGGCGGCAAGCTCGGCAAATGGATCAAGTCTGCCTGGGATTGGATCGTTGATAATGGTCCAGATCTTCTCGGGAAGTTCTGGAACTGGATCAAGGGACTGCCTGGCAAGATTCTAGAGAAGCTTGGCGACGCAAGTAAGATGCTCTACGATTTCGGCAAGAACATGATCCAGGGCCTACTTAATGGCGCTGGAGAACTCCTGTCCAAGATCGGCGAGTTCATGCTTGACAAGCTCCCCGGCTGGATCAAGACTCCGTTCAAGAAGGCGATGGGCATCAACTCGCCGTCGAAGGTCTTTGCTGGCTACGGCAAGAACATCGGCGAGGGCCTCATCATCGGCATGGATGGAATGGGCAAGCGGGTCGAGGGTGCGTCGCATGCTATGGCGGCTGCCGCAGATGCTGGCACCGTTGGCGGTATGTCGATCAGTGCAGCTGCCGATACTTCATCGGTCGGCGGCGCGGTGTCCGAACTATCCGCAGCGGCCAATTCGACGGCAAGCAAGGGGGCAGCGATTGACGTTGCCGCGACCGCAGACGTTTCGGCGGACCCCGGCGACGTGGACTACGCAGCCGCCCAGGCCGCACTGACGGCGTTCATTACCGAGTCGACGGCCCAGTTGACAACCTTCAACGCGACAGTTACCGCCTCGATCAACGGGATGGTCCTCGGAATTACTGCAGGTTTCACTACTATGCAGACAAGTGCAACCGCAGCGTTCACCAACATGAACACCATTGCCGTTACTCAGTTTACGGCGATGCAGACAAATGTAGTTACAATCGTCAGCACTATGGTGACGACTGTTAATGGACAGCTGCAGCTGCTCATCACTTACGTCACGTCGTTCGGGCAGAGCTTCAATGCTGCCTGGAATGCGGCGTGGAAGGCATGGCAGGACACCACGACGAGCGGGGTTAACAATACCCTGTCCGAGTGGGAGCGGATGGCGCTTGGCTTGAACAACACTCTCGAGAGCGGTATTCGCCCGGTCTTCGATGAGATGCAGGTCATGCTCCAGGAGCTCGAAGATGCCTACGCCCGAACTGTAGACAACGTTGGTGCAACCTGGGACGGCATTCGCGAGAAGACCGCAGCCCCGGCACGCTTTGTTATTAACGATGTCTACAACGACGGTATTCGTGGTGCCTGGAATAAGTTCAATAAGTTCCTCGACCTGGAGGAACTGCCTGAGCATACCGCAAGCTTTGCGTCCGGTGGTAGTGTTCATGGAAAGGGCACCGGAACCAGCGACTCGATCCGCGCGATGCTCTCGAATGGTGAGCACGTCATCACAGCTCGAGAGGTTCAGGCTGCCGGTGGTCACGCGGCTATCGAGAATCAGCGTCGCGCATGGCTCGCGGGTCGAAACGGCTCGATGCAGACTGGTGTTGAGGCATTCAAGAACGGTGGCCGCGTTGGCACCGACGGCGACAATGGCCCAGGACTTGTCCAGGGTGGCAACATTCAGCTCGGTGACGTGTCTGCAGGTGGCATCACGACGCCGATTCAGCAGGCTATGTGGGATGCAGTTCGTACCGCTTTCCCGCAGGTGACCCTGTTCTCTGCAACTCGCTACCAGGACGTCGGTTCAGGTTACGACTACCACATGGCAGGCATGGCGCTTGACGTCAGCCCGTCGCCGGAGATCGCAAACTGGATTTACGCGATGAACAAGACCAACCCGGTCCTGGAGCTCATCCACTGGCCCCTGGCCGGATGGGAGAACCTCAAGAACGGTGCGCCACTCGATTACGGCGCTGCAACCAACGCTGGACACATGGACCACGTACACTGGGCCATGAATACGATGGTTGATAACGAGGGCAAGATCGTCTCGATGGGTCCGATGGGCGCTGGGATCAACCCTGTTAATTACAAGAAGCTCGTCGAAGATGGAATCAACTCCAGCCTCGATGCAGTTCTTGATCGTGATCCGAAGTTCGGCGGCGGCATCGGCGAGTGGGTTCCGAAGTCGATCGAGCTTGCTCGCAAGAGTATGCAAGACAAGCTCGGACCCCTCGCCGAGAAGCATTCGACAATGTTCTCGGGCAGCAAGAACTCCGGACCCGGTGGCAATATTCCGTACGACTTTAGTGCGGGTGTTGAGCAGTGGCGCAAGCTGGCCACCGAGATGCTCATCAAGCAGGGCCAGTCTGCGACCTACGTCGACCGACTGCTTATGCAGATGAACTCGGAGTCCGGCGGCAACCCGAACGCTATTAACGACTGGGACATTAACTGGCAGAACGGAGTCCCCTCCAAGGGCCTCATGCAGGTTATTGATCCTACGTTCCAGAAGTGGCGCGATCCGAGCTTGCCTAATGACATCTGGGACCCGGCTGCGAACATCGCGGCCTCGATCCGCTACACGATGGGAGAGTACGGAACACTCGACGCCTGGAACGGTACCGGCTACGACTCGGGCGGCGTTCTGCCCCCCGGCTTCACGCTGGCTCACAACCAGACGGGTGGACCCGAGGCTATCCTCACCAAGGCTCAGTGGAGTGCGATGTTCGACATCGCAAAGAACGGAAATCTCAAGCCGGAAGATGTTCAGGACGCTGTCACGAATGCCAACATCGCAACTGGCAACACTGCAGACAAGCAGGCGGATGCGATCATCAAGGGCATGGACGTGTGGCAGAAGGCCTGGACACCAGCCCTGTATGGTGCGGCAGACGAGTCGGTCAAGGCTTCGGACAAGGTGTCGAAGGCTGCGGATGGTTCCGCAAGTGCAACGGTTGCACTGAACAAGAGTCTCGGCGCATACAGCACGCAGATCACGGCACTGTCGAAGGCGCTCGTTGCGTTCTCGAACTCGGCACAGTCTTCGGTCAAGGTTACGGTCAACGTCAAGACTGGAGCAACGACAACCGAGGGCGGCAGCGGCAACGTTAAGAAGAACGAGAAGGGCGAGACCGTCGTTACGGTCGAGCAGCCTACACTCGAGGCATGGGCACCTACGATCAACGCCTTCGCCGACCTCCTGGATGCACTGCCATACGCTGATCGCAACTGGGATGCCGACAACCCTGTCGCTGGCGAGACCGAGCGCGAGCGCAAGATTCGTATCGCACAGAACAACATGACGAATTACACCAAGGGTGCCTACAATGTCCTGAAGGACATGGGACCTGTGGTTATGCGTCATACCGCTATCATCGGCACTGCAGCCGAGCGACTCCTGAAGGAGGACGGCCCAGCCTGGACTGCAGCGATGACGATGATTGCGACAGGTAACCCTGGTGGATACGCATTGGCAACCCTACTAGCTGTCAAGGCAGTTGCGACCTTGCTGCCCTTGGTTATTGCTGCTATCATGGATATCGTACCGGCGCTCATCAGGGCGATTGTTAGGTTCCTGACGCAGTTCATGCCAGACTCGGTGTTCGCTTACGCCGATATGGCCGCAGCGGAAGATGCCGTTCGAGAGCAGCAGGAGGGTGGAGCAACAGCCCAGGGACAGGGCCGACGCTACCCATCCGACGCAATGAGAACCAGTAATGGTAACGAGAATATCAACCTGTACATGTACGGAGACCTGGTTATGCCCAATGTCAGCGACGGAAGCGATGCGGACGACTTCGTGACCCAGCTCAAGCTGTTGGCAGGTAAGTAATGAGTAGGATTATACGCCGCCCCAACCAGGCTGTTGACTACGGAACTGTTGAGACTAACGGCTCCGGCAACGTCCTGGGAGACGGGAGCGACTCGACTCGCAAGCAGTACTACGACGACTCGGGAAGTATCCTTCTCTATCCGACGTTCGACCCGACGACCATCCCTGACGATCGAGAGATTATCGCCGTCAGGGCTGGTCATCGTCAGCAGAACGGCGGCTCGCTGATTGTGCTGCACAACGGCTGGGTCATGGGATACCTTCGCATTAATGGCGAGCGGTACTCCAAGACGAAGGCTTACCGCCAGGACGGCTACAGCACGAGTGCGCGCGCCATCGAGGGTGCTCCGATCTATAACTCGGCGTTCGCCCCCTGGTCGGCAGCGCAGATCAACACGATGACGACAGACGTCGGCACTGCAACCGGAGAGTTCGGCCCGAACAAGAAGAAGCTCTGGTGCATCTGCACCGAGTCTTACATTGTTCTGGTTCTCGACGACGATGTCGTTGTGCCTTCGATCAACTTCCCGGCTGACGGTGCTACGATCAGCACCTCGTCTGTTGACTTCAAGGGTAACGTCACGGTGACCCAGGAGGAGCAGCCTGTCGCTTGCGTTTTCCAGGTGTCACGCGTGCCCACCTTTGACGACTCGACTGTCGACACTTATGTCGGCGGTCTTGTCGACAAGGCTGGCAGCACGAGTAACTACGACTCGATCGTGGGCAAGGATAGCTACACCAACCTTGGCCCTGGCACCTGGTATGTCCGCTGCAAGGGCAAGGATTACCGTGGAGTGGAGTCTGCATGGGGAGATGTAACAAGCTTCAACATCGTCCACGCGGCTCTGCCGGTTCCTGTTCTGACCAATCCAGCTGACGGTTCCACCAAGAATACTCCGTACGGTCGACGCGAGGCCACCATCCAGACGACTCCTCCGGGCGAGCGGTATGTTGGTATCCAGTGGCAGTTCAGTCAGGCCCCCGACTTTCCGGTAGGTAATCCGACTTATCCTCTCGTAGAGTGGACCAACAACCAGGTCGGGCGATACAACGCTGGCGTTGTTGGATACAACGCTGATCCAAACCCGCTGATCGAGCCGGGACTCAATGGCGAGAACGTTTCGACCGACGACCCTGATCAGTACATCATCCAGGGTCTGCACCACGGGCGCGTTCGCTGTGTGGACGTATGGGGGCAGACCGGCCCTTGGTCTACCCCCATCGAGTTCGAGCTCTGGCATCCGCCGGTGGTTCAACAGCCTTGGCCCAGTGGCGGCAAGGGCTTCGATGACGCCGCATTCCCCGTGCGTTGGCAGTTCGGAGACGCATGGAAGGGCGACGCTCAGCGCTCGTATCATGTGATCGTTCGAGACCCTGCCAACAACGTGCTGTACGACACCGGCGAGGTTCTGAGTCCGTTCAACAACGTCTTCGTCAGCATCGACCCGATCTGGAAAGAGCAGACCCTCGGCCTCTCTATCCAGCTTACCGACCGAGACGGCGTGCCGTCTGACGTTTGGACTGGAACCTTCCGGCACTCGACCGCCCCGTTCATTCACCTGAACTACCCGGCAGCCGACGAGGAGATCATCACCGGCCAGCCGTCGCTCTCCTGGACGGTCGACTTCGCGCCGGGTCAGACACAGAAGTCTTACCATATCGCCTTCATTCGTCGGGATACTGGCGTAGTGGAATACAAGACTGCCGTCATTCAGTCTAGTGCAACAAGCTGGACTGCGCCGACGGCTGTCCTGAAGAACATGTCCGCATACCAGCTGGCTCTGACTATCACTGATACGCAGGACCTGTACACGACGCTGCTTCGGAACTTCAGTACGAACTACGTGCGACCTCCGACGATCTACTGCTCTGCGTACGATACGGAGTATGAGGAAAAGGGTTATGTCAAGATTCTGTGGCCTGCGACTACTGTCGATCCGCAGTTCGTAGAGTTCCGACTCTACCGAAAGAATGTGGACCTGGAGAATCCAGAGTGGGAACAGATTGGCACGGTCTCTGATCCTACTCGGTGGGAGTTCCATGACTGGTCAACGTCTGGCCCGTACCACTACCGATACAGCATCACGCAGGTTGTCATGCTGTATGGCGCGCTAGTCGAGTCACTTCAGGACGAGTTCGGAGACGTGCTGCAGGTCCAGTCGAGCCACTACTGGCTCATCGTGCCGGATCGCGAGGAGCTCAATAGCAAGCTCTACCACATCACGGACGATAAGTACTCGCAGCGCATCGAGCAGAACCAGCACGTCATCATGGAGGGCGGCGGCACTCGGGTTTCGTATGGCGCAAAGATCGGCATGGAGGGTTCGCTCACCGGCCAGATCAAGGCTGCGTCTCCGATCGACGTCAAGACCCAGCGCGAGCGCATCGAGCGTATCCAGTTCGAGATGCACTGGTGCTACCTGCGCGACCCGTTCGGCAACTACACAAAGGTTGCCATCGGAGAGCTGTCCATCGGTCGCATCGCTGGCGTTGGCCTCAGTGAGTTCGTAGACATCGAGATTCCCTACATGGAGGTAAAGTGATATGGCTATGCCTCCCCGCGAGGACATTCAGCGGGCGTTTCTCGAGCCTACGATCAATGTCATTCGCCGCGTAGAGATCTACGAAGAAGACGGCACAACACCCTGGCGTCGCGACCTGTGGGGCGAGATTCTCGTCGGCGGCAACGTCGGCCTGGACTATGACCGCGACGAGCGTCGCACCTTCGACGTGGAGCTCTCCAACCTGGACGGCGACCTGAATCCGAAGGCTGGTGGACTTTGGTACGACAAGCGATTCAAGATTTACTACGGGCTGCGACTCAATCAAGATGATCGCGGAGTTCGTGTCGCCATCGTGGAGGAGAACCTCGCTACCGGCCAGGCGTTCGAGCTGAAGAAGCACCTGTCGGCGAACGGAATCAACGAGGTTCACTACCTTCCGACAGCCACCGAGTACGAACAGATTGAGAGTTATGACGTACTCGTTGCCATTTCTAGCACCAGCATTCAGAAGACCTCGTTCCTGAATCAGTGCTACAACAGGGGCAAGGGTATCGTCACCTTCTCGATGGACCAGACGTCATCCTCGCTGCCGTTGGTGATCGGCAACCACGGCGCGGGGGCCGTCGCCACGGGCGCAGAACGCAATTATGCTCCAATGGCGGCGGCGTCTAGCCTATCGGTAGGGTGGGACGAATGGAGTACGAGTGAAACGACTTTGTATCGCAAGATTCTAGCACCAGCAACTGGCGCTCAGGTTATTGCGATCATGGAAGACGAGAATGGCCAGTCGGCTGGAGCTGTTTCCAGGGAAGATACCGACGGCAGGCGCTGGGTTCACTGCGTGGCAGCTGACTTTGACGAAGATACACTCGACCTTGGGTACGAGGAGTTCGGAAAGTTTGCCTCCCGTGTCACGAATTGGGCCTCCTCCTACAGCGCACTCGATGAGTGGGAGATTCAGCTAGGCGAGTTCATGGCCGATGCTATCTCCCTTGGTCAGTCATATGCTACAATAGCTGTGACAGGACGTGATCTAACTAAGATGTGCCAGCAGTCCAAGTTCGTTGCATCGACTACATTCACTGCAAACACTCCGATCGAGAGTGTGGTCAAGACTGTCGCAACAAACGCTGGAATCTCTAGGTTTAGATTGCCGATTACCTCCAAGGTTCTCGACAAGGATATGACCTGGGAACGAGACACTTCACGTTGGGACGTGATTCGAGATGTCGCAAACAGCAACAACTACGAGATATTCTTCGACAATGAAGGTTATCTTACTATGCGTGAGTTTCGTGATCCACTCACCACTCCATCTACTCTTGATCTTAGTGTTGGGTTGGGAGGTAATCTTATCTCTCGAAGCGGGAGAACCTCGGACGCAAGTCTTTTTAATCACATCGTTGTTGTTGGTGAATCTTCTGATTCATCGACTCCACCTGTGTATGCAGAGGCGATTAACAACTCTCCAGCTTCTCCAACAAGCGTAAAAGAGATTGGCGATCGGGTGTCGATTACGACGCTCTCGCTGATTACAACTGTGCCACAAGCACAGGAGTATGCAGACTCTATCCTCGCAGTGTCTGCGCTGGAAGAGTTTGAGCTTTCGTTCGAAGCCACGCTGCTGCCGTGGATTGAGGTCGGAGACATCGTAGAGATGAAGCGCTCCGACAGCAGGTACTGGGGGCCGGACCGATACCTGCTTACAAGCTTGTCATTTCCCCTAGATCTGACCCCGATGTCAGGTAATGGGAAACGAGTTGAAAAGGTAGAAAGCTAATGGCAACAGGGCTTGGCCAGTGGGAAACAACCACTAAGATCCACTCTGTACTCAAGACTATTGCGCAAGGCGAGATTGAGCGTATGCGTCCGGCCTCTCGGCTGGCCGAGGTTACGCAGATCAATCCAAGTGACAAGTCAGTGCTGGTTAAGTTTGTCGGCGAGACGAATGAGGTAAAGGTTCCATACACCTCGACCGCCCCGGCGAATACCGGCCAGTGGGTTCGAGTCGGAGGAACGACTCACGATCGTCATGTCGAAGATGTCATCGGCACTACCGACACCGAGGCGCGGCTCGAGAACAACGAGTCTCATATCAACTCGCTCATGAGCTCAATCCTCGGCCCGTCCTGGTCGGACGACGACGACGGCGAGTCGGGCGGCTTTGTTGATCAGATCACAGACTTCTTCAACGGACTCGGCGGCGGTGCCGAGGATACGATGGAGCTCATCAGGGCTCTAGCAGACAATCCACTTGGCACGCTCGAGGATGCGAAGAACAAGATCGGAAAGATGATCGAGTCCGCGTTCGGACTGATCAATCCGAGTCGGATTCCACTCCTTCCCGCCTCGCATGTCGGCAAGAACGAGCCCAACATTCTTGCGAACTACACCTTCGAGAGTGCCATCACTATCGAGACAGGTGGCGCGTGGGTGTGGGACGGAGTCGAGGGGAGAACCGCTCCGGGCTGCGCAAAGACTACAGCTAACGGTACTCGCAAGGTTCTCACTTCGGTCGAGGTGAAGTCGGATGCCGGGCAGTCACTCGATTTCGAGGGATATGTCAAGTGGGATGGAGTCACCGCGACAGGGAACGCCTTCCAGCTCACTGCGGTCACATACACTGGCGAGTCCGTTGTAAGCGAGACTGTTATCCAGTCCATCACCAATCCTGCCGTCAGTGGAGGTTGGACCAAGCTTTCTGGCACGTACGTCATCCCAGAGGGCATCACTGCCGTTCGACTCCGCATCGTAGTCACCTCGACTACTACAGCCGGTACGGTCTGGTTCGATGATCTGCTACTAAAGAAGACCGGCTCAATCAAGCAGGGCTTGATCAGCAATCTGATTCCAGACCTCAGTGGACTCTGGACAAACTTCACGAATGTCTTTCAGTTCATCACCGGCATTCCCGGCGCTACACTGACTACACTTCAGACGTGGATTGGGCAGCTCAAGAACATCCTCGGTGGCATATCGATCCCAGGTGGATCGATTCTCCCTACGCTTTCGCAGGCTATCAACAGTACGATTAGCGGAGTTCAGGACTTTGTTCAGAACTTGCTCGATGCGATCATTAAGGGTATCCGTCGAGTTCCGTTCGTTGGTGGCGGTATCGCTGACGTTCTGTCGGCGCTGACCGGCTTTGCGAACAAGACTGAAGGCGACCACCAGAGCCTCATGGATAATGTTTGGACTGGCGCAACCCAGCCCAGCAGCGAGGTTGTCGTTGGCAAGACCGACGAAGAGATTCGCCAGGCTGTCGCAGCACTGAAGGCTCGGGCCGAGGCTGCGACGGCCGCCCAGGAGATGGAGTTCCTCTCGGCGGTTCCGCTGTGGCAGGGGCTCATTCCAGGAGGTGATGTCACAACTCCACTTCAGGGCGTGAACTCGGAGATGACTTCAACCAACACGTCGAACCTCATGACGCTATTCCGTCCCAGGTCTTCGTTTCCTATTGAGCGTATATCGTTCATGGGCAAGGTCGCATCCGGCACCAACCCACTCCTCTGGACGGCTGCCCGACTGCTGCTGGCAAGCTATGATGAAGACACAAACATGTGGAGATGTGTTGCTAGGTCTGCGGATTTCAGGACCGAGCTTGGAACGGCGATCTCGTGGATTCACACGACATTTCTTGTTCCGTACGTCCCTCGTGTTGGTGAAGACCTTGCAATTATTGCAAAGCCTTACGCCGGAGGTACGGACGGCTTTGCCGTCAGTCTAATGAGGAACACTCCAACTGGTGTCGGCGTGAACGCCTACACCATTCCGCCATCCTCGATTCACCCGAGGGCAATCACAGCACTGGTCACTGGCGCAAGTACTATGTCAGATGTGGGGGATTCATTCAGCGGAGACGACGGCACGAAGGTCACTTCGTGGACCAATGGCCTGGTGCCCTTCTATCACTACAGTCCAGACCTCGGCCAGGTTGAGACATACCCGCCACTTTACTGGTTCGATGACTTCAACTCGTTCACAGTTACAGAATCCAAGTACAAGAAGATCTCGAGCACCTCGCTAAATGCAACGTTCTCTAGCGGCAAGATGGAGTTCAACGGAACAACCGATGGTCGTCAGGGCATCCTGTACACCACTCCGATGAATACTGATTTTATGAGTGTTCAGGCCGATGTGGTGTATGATGCGGTGAACTATGGCGAGACGACATGCTCTGTCATTGGCATTCACCAAGACGTCAACGGCGTGGGCGGAGTGCACCTTACTATCGATCGAACTGCCGGTGGCTCTGTTGTCATGAGAACGGGCGGAAGCCTCTCGACCCCGATCACCGGAACAACCGTGCGAGCCTCCATCATGAGTGGGCACAACCCAGAAGGCCGCTGGGAGCTTTTCTACGATGCACCAACCTCGACATACAGGGTTGTCCACAATGGGGTCGGACTTGGTGCACTTACCTGGACAGACGGGTCAAACTCGATAGGGCGAGGAAAGGTTCGACGCTATACCATGCTCAACGTTGGGCGCGCCTCGTTCCAGGACTCGCTCGGCTGGGATAACCTGCTGATTAAGGACATCACCTAATGCTAGGCTGGAGCGAGTCTGGACCCCCAGCGCCGATCCCAGAATCGGTGCTGGGGTGGTTTGACGTGCCCCAGCTTACTTCATCCGAAGACCTATACCTTCAGGACGAGGGCTTCCTCTCCTGGCTGGACAATAATCAGACAATGTTCGGTGATCTTGGATTGAATAAGTTGTCCATAACTAATTCAGATCGCCTACACTTCGGCGACGAGGCAGTTGTAAAGATTCCACAGTCCGTGGATGATCGACTTGTTTCCCAGGACCAAGGTGCATTCAGATTCCCGGGTGAAGGATTTACCCAGTATGGCGATACTGGAATGCTTCTGCCGAGATCGACAGGCAGCGACACTGTCGCGTTCGCTGACGGGGATTCGTCTAGACTGAAGCTCGAGTCTGGGGCCTCGCTAGCTTACCAGAGTGAGGGCGACATAGCCTTTACTCCACGGACTGAAACCTACACGCAGATAACAGTGACCGGCTCCGTCCAGCAGTACAGGGTGCCAGCCTGGTGCAACTTTTTGGACATCATAGGACTGAGTGCTGGCGCGTCCGGCCAGACTGGTCACGGCGGTAACGGAAATGCAGGCAAGGGAGGAAAAGCTGGCTCGTGGGATTACGCGATGCGCGAGCGCGGCAGGTCCAACTTCCCGTCTACGCTTATCATCCTCAGCGTTACGATCGGCGCGGGTGGATCACAGCCTGCCAACTCGGACCTCGCTGGACCTAATGCAGGTGGCGCAACCATCGTGACCTCGCCAGAAACCGGAACAATACTGAACATTCCAGGCGGCTCCGGCACGGCTGGCGGACAGAACGGCGAGTCTCCGGGCGGCCTTACTGTTAACGGCGTGTCATACACAGGAGGAGCCGGAGGCACGGGAAACGGAGGCAACGCAACCGCCCCCGGCGGGGCTGGGGCAGGCGGAAACGGCGGCTTCTTTACCTCGAGAACTAGAGGTGGAGTTGGCTCTGCCGGTCGAGTGTGGATAAGGGCGTACCAGTAATGCCAAACATCATAGAGGCTGACGCACTTGTCTCCGTGGAGTTCGACAAGGTTATTCCATTTCCATCAGGTGTTATCGTTCACTCGATAGAGATAGACGAGGATGATACGCCACTCGTGAGATGTCATTTTTCTTACGACTACGAGCCGTTCGAGTCGCTTTCTGCTCCAGAGTTCGAGTTCGATGCGGACGAAGTTGTTGTAAGCAAGCAGTTCGAGTACACAATCAATCGCGGAGTCACGTACATAAGTGCTCCCGGCACACGGTCCAGGCCGTCACGAAAGAAGGTTTGAAATGCCCATCGCAACCACAGTCTACGAGGATGCTCACCTCATCGACTTGGCCGACTACCAGGCGAGCAAGGGGAATCGCATCGCGCTGTTCTACGGAGACACTCGGGTCGGCACTGTGTATGCAGACACAACCTGGGGAACATCTGCCGCAGTGACCGAGGGTGGAGTTCGACTCGGTCGCAAGCCCGGAAGCACTGTGACGATCAACGTGGGGGCAAGTGTTGTTCCCAATGGAACAATCATCGATCGTTATGGAGTCTACAATGGTACAACACTTCTTCGCAAGGTTGGCCTGAACATCGCTGCCGTCGTTAATGATGGCAGTATCGCATTCTCTGTCGACGTCACACCAGTCATTAAGGTCGGCCCCAAGGCTTGATAGCTGGAAGATAACGGCACCATTACAATGCTTGACCCGACTTCAGCTGTCGGAGTAGTATAATCGATCGACACAGGAGGAACTCATGACGCAGAACGACACCAGCTCGCCCACGCCCAATCTTCTCAATATCCGCTCGTTCAACGACCTGATCGCAATGCTGTACGCACTCTTTCCGGTGCTTACTGGCATGCTAATGGCGTACGGAATCCTCGCAGAAGAGCATGCAGCACTGTGGGCCGCAGTAGGCACTGGCGCATGCCAGCTGATCCTGCAGTTCGCACGAACCCAAGAGGGCGTGCGCCGCGCAATCTACACCGCGCTGAATCTCGTGAACATGGTACTGATCGCTTACGTTGCAGGCTGGAATCCCGACAACGTGACAAACCTCCTCCCACTGCTGAACGTCCTCCTGGGCGGCGCTCCGGCTATCGTGGCCGTCCAGAACGTGAACACCTCCGGCGACGAGACGCGGTACGGCAAGCACGCTGCAAAGGTGGACTAATGATTGTCTACCACCGGACGAGTTACAAAGAGGACTCGCTAGAGGAAACGATCGAGCATGTGCGAGATCATGTTGCCTCCATCGCAAACGCGAATGACGATCCGTCGGAGTATCGAGATCAGGTCAAGATTCAGACCACTCGATACGATGACGGCTCGGTGCGCGTCTTTGGCGAGCTGGACATGGACCCGTGCTGCGATTACAGCGTGCCAGAGTCCTATGTCGAGCCGCCGGAAGATCAATACCAGAAGGGCTTCGGCGTGCGCGAGATGACGCCCGACGAGCTTCAGGGGCACCTGCTCAAGAAGGAAGGTCTTCAGTGAGTCTTGCAATCGTCAGGGCAATCGCCCAGGAGTATGTCAAGCTTGGCGGCAAGGCTGTCTACACTCGTGGCTACGAGACGCGAGGCAACGGCCAGACTTCCAACTACAAGGGCATCGTCTTTCATCACACCGCTGGAGCTCGCAATGTCAACATCGATCAGATTCTCATCGACGGACGCTGGGACCTTCCCGGCCCGCTCTGTAACTTCTGTATCATGTATGATGGAGACCTTGGGGTCATTGCTGCGAACCCTGCGAACCACGCTGGTGCGTCTGGCGGATGGGATACTGCGCCGCTACCGCACACTGGCCTCTTCAATCGCGAGGTTCTCGGCTGTGAAATCCAGTACCCAGGCACAGAGCCGATGGCTGCAGTTCAGTACGAGTCCGCGAAGCGCCTCGCTGTCGCCACACTCAAGGTACTCAACAAGCCCGGTCAAACCCAGTGGCTCAAGTTTCACCAGGGTACGTCGATAGAGGGCAAGTGGGACCCAGGTTACCACATTAACCCCACAAAGACGTACAGCATCACACAGTTCCGCAACGACGTTAAGGGTATGCAGCAGGGCGAAGACCCGAACTCTGCAGACTGGAAAGACAACGTCCGCCAGCTTATGGGGTACCCGGAATGACAACTCGTTATCATCCGCTCAAGCGCGGTTACGTCATCACCAGTAACTTCGGATGGCGCTCGTTTGACAACGCGGTCCACACTGGTATCGACTTCGGCAACCCGAAGGGATCGTCCGCTGGCTGGCCAGTGTATGCCATCCAGGGTGGGCGAGTGATCTTCGCTGGATCGGCCTCTGGTTACGGTGGTCCCGATCCTGCAGGTTGGCTCGTGATCGACTCGGACGACTCGCAGGGGTCTGGCGTTTTCGAGTACGGCCACATCGTTCGCAGCCCTCGCGTTACCGTCGGAACAGTCGTAAGGGCTGGCGATCAGATCGGAACGATCAATCCCAACAGTGCGACGAACGGCGGGGTTGCTCCACATCTGCATGTGTCTTACATGCCGTACGAGTACAATCCCCAAAAGAAGAAGGACTTCGCTCCATTCCTGACGGGTGCCACATTCCCCGGCGAAGCAGCACCCGCACCGAAGCCAAGCGAGAATAACACAGGAGGCACCATGTCAGACGCAAAAGACGTTCGAGTCCAGCTTCGTGGACCAGGCGACAACGGGTGGACCCAGCTCGCACCCCAGCCTGACGAAAAGGGGGTGCGATTCAGCATCTTTAAGGGACGTCACGTCACCGCCCAGACCGTAGTTGAGGCTCTCGCTACCGTCGTGTTCGAGCTCACGTATCGACTTCCCCGAAAGGGACGAGGGTATGCCGACTACAAGTCGCGAGCCGGAGATACCGTACTTGGAAACGCTGGCAATGCAGCTGCAATCGCTGCAGAGAACCAGGACATCCTACGACGTATCGAAGACAAACTCGACGGAAAGTGAGCCGGTGCTATCCGGCAGGCGACACCAAGATGCGAGTAAGTTCGAAGCGCTGAGATCGTTTCTAATGATCTTGGCCTTCGTTCTTGCTTCCGTTCCGGCTATCTATGGTATCGTCTTGATTACCTTCGATGAGATTTGGCCTCCGGAACGGTCGGCTATGTCAATTCCTTACGCGCCTCGGTCGTGGGGGGTTGCGATGCTTGTTGTCGCAGTCGTTGCTGGCATCACCTCGCTTCGTTCGAGGTGGTCGCGCTACTACTCGTACTCTCTTCGTACGCTCTGCCTGGTTTGGTCCGTGCTCGATGTTACCTTTTTCATCGACATGGTCACAGATGTTGGCAAGCAAGCCGTCATCCCGATCGTGTTCGCAACAACGCTTGCTGTTCTATCTGCCAGCGCTTCGGTTTTGGAGGACGAATGGCGCGACTAGGAAACTTCATCCACAAGATACTCGGGCGGACTCGCGTCGTCGAGTCCGGCTCCTACCCGTTGTATCGACTTATCGCCCTGTCGGCGACAATCTCTGCAATTTTGCAGATGGCTACACAGACCTGGCCTCAGTCATTTGTTGACGCTGCCACGACCACCTGGTCGGGTTGGGTGTTCTCTACCGCGCAACTCTTCGGAGGATTGTTCGTCTGGATCGCACTCTACATGCACGAGGACTCCGAGCCTAGCCTATCTCGAGTCCAGATTTCACTTTCCCTCGAGCGCATGGGCTGCGCTCTAATGATCTCGGTAATCGGAACCTACACTTACGGTGTTGTCGACCAGAACGGCGGCATTCCTAAGACGTGGGCGACGTGGGCTCTCATGTTCTTTGGGCTATACCTCGTCTACAGATTCAACGAGATCAGAAAAGCTCTAAAGGAGTTGCGTAGTGAATGATGTTGTTACGCTTCTCCTCGGCGGAGGACTTGCCGCCACCATTATCGAAGCAATAAAGTTCGTCGCAAACTTCCGACAGGTACGACAGAGGGACGAAGCTGCAACCAGAGTAGACTCCACCGCCGCAGATGTTACAGCTATCAGCGCGTGGAAGGATCTTTGGCAGACCGACTCGCAGCGTGCAAAAGAGTTCGAGAAAGAACGTAATCATGAAAGAGAGCGCGGCGAAAAGTTGATCGACCTCGTTCAAGACGCTGCCGATCTACTTCCCGCCGCTGATGCTGACGCTATTCTGGATAGACTCTCTGTACTTCGAAGGTTCTAGTACACCGAGTCAGGCTTGTGCTTCGGCGCAGGCGAGTCATCATGCTGACCGCGAGGCCCTTGGAGATATTCTTCCACGGCTTCGCGGTCTTCCTCTTCTTTGCCGTCGGCCTCGGGTAGCTCCTCTTTCGATTCGTCCGGAATGATCTCGGCCATTGCTATCAGTCCCTCTATCTCTCGTGGTATGACGCCGATCGTGGCATTTGTGATGTCGTAAGGTCCTGCGTACAGGGCGAGACTTGTCGACGGTAGTGGAATCCAGTCTCCCTCGTACTTGTTGGTATTCACGTTGAAGATGCGACCGAGAATCTCGATGTTGTCTCCGGTGACAGAGCTGCCGTCCTCGCGACCCTTGCCGCTGATCTTTACGTGGATTACCTTGTCGTCAATCTCCGTTGACATTATCTACCTCCTGGTTTGACTTCCGCTTGATTACAAACAGCAGTGCATCTAAGACCACCACGGCGACGCCGATGCACACAAGCGTCTGCGTGTGATTCACTCCTTGATCACTCTCTTAATGACCTTCGGTCGCGGCTCCGAGATGGACTCGCGAACAGAGGAGCGAAGCCTCGACCGCTGCGCCATCGTGAGCACGTCGCCCTCCAGGAGCTTGTTGATCTCCTGGTTGTTGAACTTGCCCATGTTGGCGAACAGGTTATCTCCGATGATCTCCCGCACCGTGGCCGGATCGTAAGACTTGCGACGCTGCGACTTGAACACGACGTGGTGGTTCTCGGTGTCGTACTCTATCTCGTCGGTGTTCATGGCATCTTCAAGCATAGACTCTACGACTTCTTCGATTGCATACTTGATAGCCTTCGAAGCGCCCTCGAGTTCCATGAGACGAGCTGCCATAGCGTCTCGGTCGCCAGTGATTGCCATGAGGCCACCGGCGTTGACGCTTTTGACGAGTTCTTTGCATGTGGGCTTGAGTACGCAGAACTGACATTCCGAGTTCAGTGTAGCCCTGCCCTCGCCCTTTTCTGCGATGATTCGCTCCGCGACCTTGCGGACATAGCGCCAGGTGGCTACATTGTCGTCGCGAGTAAACTTCGCATCGACAGAGTCGTAGCGGAGCTGATCAAAGCAAACCCAAATCTCATCAGGCTTCAGCGGGAAGCCTAGCTCGGCCTCGATCTCCTTGAAGGCAAGCTGAATCGCCATAGCGTACAGACGACCCTGCGGCTTCTGGCGCAACCCTTCCGGTGTTAGCACCTGCCTCCATGTCTTGTAGTCGACGATCCTGACAACAGTCTTGCCGTCGTCCTCGAACATGTCGAGACGGTCGAAGATGAACGTGTAGGGAATCTCTCCGATCGAGGTCTTGATGTTCACCCTGATCTTGCGCTCGACCATGAGTACCTGAACGTCATCGAGGTACGTTCTCTCCAGCCAGCGTTCGAGCATGTCGACACCGTCAGAGTAGAACGGGTCCTTCTTGTCGGGCACCCGCCCGAACTGCTTCATAAAGTTCTGCTTGAAGAATGCCAGCATGCGCGCCCACTCGACCGGATGCGTCTTGTCGATGAACGCCTCCTTCACCGTGGTCTCGAGCGTGTCATGCACTGCGGTTCCAAGTTTAGCTGGCTCACCACTCCCACCCGGCGACGGCACGCGCTCGATATACTCAGCGTAGTACCGCTTAGTGCAACCCTCGAACGTCTGGATGGATGACGCCGAGATGGAAGTGAGTTTCACTTTACTTGGCTCCTCTCTTTGTGGACATGCCGCCCCAGATTCCGTCGGTGGAACCTGTTCTCTTGCGGTAGTCTTGGCATTCTAGCTTTACTGGACACATCATGCAGATCTTCTTCGCCTCGTTTGCGCGAGCCGATTGACCCGGCCCTGGAAAGAATGCGTCAGGGTCGTGATACCCGGCGCATAGTGCCTGTTCTTTCCAGGGCTCGCGTTCACTTAGGAAGCTGGCGTAACTTTCGGAGCGGGAATTGGCGTCGGCTGCTTTGGCTCCTTCGCCACAGTGACAGGTTCCGCCTTCTTTTCCTGGTCTGAATCCTGCTCCCGTTGAGTCTGTTCGGGCTGCGATGGCTCGACAGACTCCGGTGCACCTAAAGGGGCTCGGCCCCCACGGCGGGACTCGAGCTCGAAGGCCGTCTTCGGCTCTCCATCTCCGTCGCCGAACAGTGCACGCGCGTCGGCTTCTGCGTCATCGCGAGCACTGTTTTCTTTCTGGAATGCAGTCTGCTCCATGTGAACTTGGAATGCAGTCTTCTCTGTAGGGGCTGTCTGCTTGGGTCGAAAGTCCACGTAGCTGGAGGAGTCTGTTCCAGTTATCGGATTCATTTCGTACGGTCCTGCAGGTGTCGACACTTTGTGTCCCTTCGTGGTTGTGGTCCTACCAACGGGTAGCGTATCATGCCGACACATTCATACGCTACCCGTTGGTGTTGCCTACTTGTTCTTGTTTTTCCCGTTGTTCTCGCCCCATGCGAACAGCAGGAAGACTGCCGCAAGTGTGATGACGATTGTCAGCACAATGATCTGAAACACCGTTTCCCAGCTCATTTTGCCTCCCTTCTGTATCGACGTCGGAGCTTTCTAGCTTCCCGCCTATGCCGAAAGCTCATGTAGTACTCTTCAACCCACATATCGTGATTACTCACGATATAGAGTCTCTCGCACACTGGACACATCCAGATGGTTCCAGCGCCGTATGGCGGATTGTCTAGAAGCCAATCGTCCGCCGCCTCGTCCTTCTTGCGGGGCATCTCGCATACATGCAGTTCTGTGCGAGGCTTCAACTTTAGGACCGGCACCTTGGCAACCTTCCCTGTTTCCGGAGACGCATGACCTCAAACAAACCTGCAATGTACCACCCGTTGCCCCTTGATCGCCACACGGCTCCACAGTAATCGCACGGTCCTAGAACCTTGTCGACACTTGCAGAGAGTGGAAAGAGCTTGGGCACGTCGGCACAGTGCTCGCAGTCAGAGGTCGGCAAAAGCGTCATGACTTTCCTCCTCCAGCGCACGAGCTGCGCGCTCGTACCGGACCTCGTCTAGCTCGATCGCAACGGCATTCCGGCCGCAAGACCTTGCCGCTCGAACGAGCGAGCCTGATCCGCCGAAGGGGTCAACAAGGAACGCACCCTCTTGCGTCGAGTGACGAATGAGTAGCTCCAGAAGTGCGCCCGGCTTCTCGTGCGGATGAATGAGCTTCTCTGGCCGGAGTTGGGGTACATGTAGTACACCGTTCCTCCGCTTCGCGTTTCGAGGCGCACGACCCTTCTTGAGAAAGATGATGAACTCGTGCCCCTGGCCCCACGATTCCAGATCACCCATGCCTGGGCCATCCTTCTCCCAAACCAGGACTGCCTTGCGAACGAAGCCGTACTGAGCACAGAAATCGTCGAGCATGACGAGCCAATCGCTGAGGACCTGGTATGCGGTGAAGACGTAGAGGTCGCAGTGCTCTTTGGTCTTGGGAAGCAAAGCCCCCATAACCTCTTTGAACACCTTAATTGCAACCTCTGGAGACTCGTCATTGGCGATCTTTGTTGCATACTTCTTTCCGCCCTCAGTGACAGCCATGTTAGACAGGTTGTCCACCCCGAAGGGGGGGTCAGTGATAATGCAATCCACTGACCCCTCCTTGAAGCGCTGGCACAACTCTTCGGACTTGCCGTGCCAGATCTGATGGATTTTCACGGCAGATCGATCTCCGACTCGTCATCGAACTGAACATGCTGAAGCGTGAGCTTCTTGAGGGAGCCGCCGATTGAGCTGCTGATGTCATCGATGCCATCAGCGTCCTCCACGATTGCATCGAGGGTCGCAGTTCCGAGCTTCTCCAGCAGGTCCGAGTCGAGGTCGTCCTCTTCGATGCCCTCTTCTGACAGGAAGTTTTCGAGCTCGTCTTCCTCGACCGGCACACTGGGGTTGTCCAGTTCGATCTTAAGTGTGATGATCATTCGTTCTTCTCCTTGGTTGTTTCTTCTTCGGTGACGGATACGAGTTTAACCTTGAGCTCCCCGCCGTATCCATGCGCAAGCTCTTCGAGTGTTACCGAACCTTCGCGGTAAACGTCGAGGTCAACGAGTACTGCCTCTCGAGCATCCTCAACGAACTCGTCCTGATTGTAGTCCGCGAGTTCTATCTCCGCTCCGGTTATTTCTAACTGGAGCACGATCTTCTGGGTCACGACTCTTCGTCCTCCTTCAGGGAGTCTTCCGCCTCCTGGTGGAGCTTTAGGTTGCGCAGAATGTCGTCCTTGATGAACTCTGGAACCGTCGGACCCTGGCCACTCTTCGAGCCGAGACGATAGCTACCGTACTTGACATGAACCTGGCTGGTCATGTAGTATAGTCCGCGATCGAGCGTGCGCTGCAGCTTCTTGTTGAACCGGAACCAGCCAAGCAGGCCAGGGTAGTTCTTTCGAAGCTGCTTCTGGAATGCCGGGTCGGTCAACCGAGCGAACGTGAAGCCCACCCAGGAGGCTACATCGCCGATCCAGAACTCGTTTGTGAACTGGCTCGCCTCCATGAAGAGATCTTCTTCTGGGTTGGATGACGCGATGATGTCTGCCGGTGCGCAGAACTGAAACATGCGATCCGATGCGCGACCAGAAGCACCACGCTGACCAGTGATTCCGAAGCCTCCGGGATCAGGGCCGACGATATCGCCCGAGTTCCGGCGAGGGTCCGCGATTCCGTAGTAAGCCTCCATGTAGTGCGGAAGCTGCGACTCGAGTCGCTCGGTAAGCGTCTCGAGTCCCCACTCTTGCATGATGTTTCCGGCGATCGTGGCACCCTGACTGTAGCCGATCAAGAACACAAGCGCGTTCGGATCGCTCGAGTCGATCGACTTGAGAATCTTGCGGAGATTCTTTTCGCCGTTCTTTACCGAGTTGCTGTAGCTCGCCTTGTCTCCGTATGCGGAGGTGTACGGCACCGACATGCTGGTGATCTCGTACCCGAAGGCGATCGGCGGGAGCTTGTCGGTGATCGTCTTCGTGAACCCCACAGGGGGCAGTGGCGCAAGTGCTTCGTGGGTTTCCGACGTGCCTGGCACGCAGATTACATATGCACGCTTGGTCATGTCAGTACTTCCGTCCGTGCTTGTAGGGGCGAGTGGTGTTGTAGTCCATCTTGAAGATGAGCGCCTCGGCGAGCGGGAGTGCCCGACCCTCTGCCGAGTCGCCGCAGCGAATGAAGATGTCTGCGAACTCGGCGGCGGCACCTTCGGCCTTGCGTGGTGAGCCGTCCTCGTTGTACGGATCGAGCGGGAAGTTTTCGCCGGACTCATCCGCCTTGAACCAGAGCGACGGCTCGCCCGAACGGTTCGACTCCAGCGCTTCGCTGACTTCGGAGTGAATGAGTGCGATCTCCTCGGAGAACGGTCGATCGCCCTCGTGGAACCCCTTGCTTTCGGTGGTCGCCCAGGCGGCGGCCTGGAGCAGGTTGATCGCCTCGTAGATCAGCGTTCGGCCCTCGTCGTTCAGTACGCCGGTCTTCGGGTCGTAGAACGAGTCGATGTTTCGCGCTCCGAGGAACGGGAGTGCCTGGTCGGGTGTAGGGTATGTCATTTCTTGCTCTCTCTTGTTACGATGTGGCCGCTAATCTTGTTAACGTACCTGATTTTATTGTTCATTACTCCGTCGTACTTGAGAATGAACCTGTCCAGAAACTCGAAGCGTTGCAGAAACATTCCGAGTCGTTCGCGTTTTGAGTATCCCACTAGGGCTCCCACTCGTTGTCTGTGATATCGTTACCGCCGAGCTCTGCTCGAATCATCTCTTCCCATGCCTGCTGGCCAGCGGGCGAGAACATTTCTGTCGAGTGACAGATGGCAGTAGCCTCTGGGTTGAACTCTGCGACGCTGTGTCGAACCTCGATCACGACGAACGGCAGAGTGCTTGACCTTTGTTCTGCGTGCAGCCGGGATTCGACGCGGATCACATGGCGGTCGTTGTCGATGCTGCCGCCCTGCATCGCGTCCTCTGTTCCCTTTTGCATGTTGGTCACGTCGGCCCAGTTGCGAGTTAAAGTGGCACCACTCGCTATCTTGGTTTTCGTTAGCTGCCGACTGAATGTGAACCTGATGCTGTAGTATGGGCCGGGAAGGTTGTGAAGACCAGTGAGAACCAGCTCGTCCTCGAGTGCGTTCTGATACATCTTCAGAACCTGGTTCGGCGTGATCTTTGTGATCCTCTTCTTGTTCTTGAGTGGAATCACCTGGACCTTGCCCATTGCCCAGGGCTCTGGATTCAGGGGGAACGCAGCAGCTACTACATTCTCGAAGCTACTAGTCATCCTCTGACTCCAGATCAAAGACATCGCGCGAGTTGGTGAAGCTGATGTTATGTCTTTCCAACTCGGCTTGCGCATCGAGCATGATGTACTTTGCTCGATCTACTTTCTTTGCGTCTTCGAGTGGAACTCGAATCGTAAGGCTCATGATTACGATTCTCTCAGACACTTCGATCACCATACTCTAGTCGATGTAGCTGACCCTGTGCGCCCAGGGACCAGACCTTGAACTTGAGGAAGTCTGCGACGTTGAGCTCGTTCATCGCGCCGCGCGAACCTCGCCAGCCGCTCAGGAGAACGAGGTCGGTGCAGTCTAGCATGGCGCGGAGCGACTCGCGCGCATACACCTCGTACGGAAGCGAGCCCGGAACGCCTGGAAGGGCCCGGGCCGTCTCGGCTGGCGAGACGACTTCGTATCCGGCCTTGCGCAGGGCAACCGCCGCCTCGTCGAACGCGCCGAAGTTGTGATCTTTCTTTCCGCTCATCGGCCCAGCGATGTACAGTCGCCGCAGTGTGCTAATTGCCATCCTTCTTGATCTCCTTCATGTCGATGCGCGGCATGATCGCCGCCTCGTATCCACCGACCGCCTGAACCTTGACGACCGAGACCGGCTTCGAGGGGTTGTAGAACATCGTGAGTTCTTTTGTAGGCGACTTCGATATCGCCTCCGTGAAGAACTCAATCGAGAAGATGTATCGAACCAGCTCGTCGTGCGGAGCATCCTCGATCAGGAGGATCGACTCCTCGATCTCTTCGGACGAGTCCCTGTCTCGAATTGCCAGCGTCATCATCTCGCCCACGATGAACACATCGAGTGCGATCTGCCGATCGGCACGCCCAACCTTCGAGACGCGGTTGAGTGCATTGACAACCTCGTCGCGGTTGAATGAGATAGAAGCCTCGTACTCCTTCTCCATGACGCGGTTCACCGGGTCGAAGCCCGGGTCGAACATCGTGCACTTGATGAGAATATCCTCGGTCGGAGACATGACGAGGTGGTTGCCGATCACGCCCACCTCAACCTCCTCGAGCGTGCGGAGGATTGGGGACACAAGCTGGTAAGGAATGACGACGTTCTCGCGTCCGTCCTTGAACTTGTACTCGTTCGGCACCCGAACCAAGGCGATCCCGTTCGTCGCGCAGAGGTAATCCTCGTCCATGTAGACTCCACACCTGGGTGGCATGCCGTCGTTGGTGGTTGCCCAGCCTACCAGGTCCATGCGAGCGCCGAGGCCGGTCATCTGAATCATGTTCTCGGGCTCGTACAAGAAGTGCTCGATGTCTGGATACTCACCGCCCCGAATGAGCGGAGTCGTAGCCTTCATTCGACCACTGGTCATGCGAATCTTTCCGCCCTCGTCCTTCATCTTGATGTTGCCCTTGACGGACAGGTTCGAGATGATTCCAGGGGTTGACACGGACGAGACGCGCCACGACACTGCCTGATCGACTTCCATGTTCACCGGGTACAGGTACTCGGTGTAGTACAGCTCGCCGTTCGTTGCACGAAGCGTTACGAACTCTTCGTCGGGATTAATGTCAAAGACAAACCCCTTGAACATGTCAAACTCGCGGCCTCGTGTGGGAGCAACCGTGTTTGCGCGCTTGATGGCATCCGCCAGCGTTGCGTTGTTGAACTCGATTACTGTAGCCACATCACTCCTTTACTGAGAATCTTACGGTTGAGACGCCAGCGTGTTTGGAATCAGCGTCGTCTGGAATTGTACTTACCCCTACCTCGACATAAGTGTCCTCGTCGAGTCCAGCAACGAACGAGGCAAGATCTTTCACCCGAAGGTTCCCGGTTGAAGTTGGGGTTGTAAAAGACAAGCGCCTATCCCTGTAGACCGCCATATCACGACTCTGGAAGAATCATCGCGGTAGCTGCGGTCTTGGTAACCCACTTGTCGATCCGGCGTTCGAGGTCGACGGAGTGCTGAATGTCGACAAGCGGTCGGTGATCGGGCGAGTCGGACCGGAACTTGGTCTCGTCGTTGTCGATCTTCTTCCACAGGAGCGGGTTGGTAACCTTGAGGCGCTCCATGTCCGACGACGAGTCGATGTTGCGGTAGTGGAAGAAGTCGTTCAGCTCCGGCATCTTGGCCGCCATGAAGCGGCGATCGAAGTGAACCGAGCTTCCCCACACCGGAAGTCGCTTCGCACCCCAGGCCTTGACGACCTCGAGGATCGAAGCCTCGGCCTCGAAGTACTGGCGAGGCATGACGCCTCGCTCCTGCAGAGACTCGAGCTCTCCGAGCAGGCCAGACTTGCGGTGCATGCGAACGATGAAGTCGTCGAGGTCGTTGCTCTTGAGGCGTGCCGCGAGCTGCGGAGTCCAGATCACAGCCTGGTGGGACTCTGTGATCTCCCATGTGCGGGTGTCGACTCGGGCAATGCCGAACTCGATCATCTCTTCCTTGTTCGCATCCAGGCCGGTGGTCTCGACGTCGATGAATACTGCTTCGTACGGCTTCATGAGTTTGACTCCTTGATGTATTTGTGCACGTCTGACCGGGGGATCAGCCAGGACTTGCCGGGTCGGCTTGCGTTCGGGAACACTCCTTCGCGCAACTTAACTCGCACGGTCGCTTCTGTGACCATGAGAATTTCTGACACTTCGCGCGTGTTGAGTAGCTCTTGATCTGGCGCGATTCTCACTGTCACTCCTTTCGTAGTAGCTATCTATTGCTTTGGCTTCATCTACAACCTCTAGGTCATATACCATGACCTTCATTCTGCAGGCAGAACAGAGTCCTTCGGACCTGCGCAACTCTACCGATCCGCTGGGGTGTCTCTTGTCCCACTCTATGTAATAGTCGAACGAAGATGTCATATGCATTGACGACAGTCCATATTGACTGTCGAGTGCTACCGGCGTGATGTCGGCCAGCGCGTCCTTCGGCATCCCGCACCACTTGACGTGACTGATGCAGCCGTTAGCCTTCATCCTCATCGCCAGCCTTGAGCCATGCGAGGAGCCTCTCGGACACTGTAATGATCAGCTCTGATCGCTTCACGCCGGGCGTGTTTCCGGTGCCCATGTAGATATCTGTCGCACACCTCATCGCAAGCATGCGCAACTCGCGCTCGGTTGTTGCCGAGCCGATCTGCATTGCAGGGCCTAGCGCAATTGCGGAGTTGTCTCCGCTGATCGGCCCGAGCGTGTAGTCTCTCTGTGTCTCTTCCATTACAGCGTGCCCTCCAATGCTTCACTGAGCTTCTCCATGAAGCTCGAATCCTGCGATCCCTTCGTGCCACCGCGAACGATGGTGTCGAATGAGAACTCTTTGTCTTTGATGATCTGCTCAACCCGATACTCGGCAGAGTTTTTAACCTGGTAGTCGAAGATCGTAATTGAACTGTGCTTCTCGGAGCCGACGCGGCGCATGCGACCGATGCACTGATCGTTCAATCCCGGCGAGAACTCCTTGCCAACGAACTGCCCGTGATTGGCAGCAGTCATGTTGAGTCCAACGCCGATAGCCTTGATGATTCCGATAACCACAGCGCCGCCCTCGAGTGCTTCCCACTCCTTGACGACGCCCTGCCGCTTATCCTTCGACACTCGGCCACTGATCTCGTAGATCGGCGTGCCCGGTCGCGCCACCTCGAGCCTGCGCTTGTAGCAGTCAATGACTTCCTTGAACTGCGTGAACACAATCAGCTTGTGCCCGTTGTCGAGAATCTCTACTGCATCCTCGATAGCCAGGTCGAGCTTCGGCGACTCGTCCCAGCTAGGAACGAGCGTCGCGGTAGTCGAGCAAATCTGGCGCATACGAAGCTGGCGGACCATCGGCCACTCGAGTGCCTCTTCCTGCTCTTCGGTCATGGCGGGTACAAACTTTTGCAGCTTATGCTCGGTGGCGAGGTAGTTGTACATCTCGCGTGGTCGATCAACTAGCGAGACCAGTCGCCGTATGACGTTCACCTCGGGCAGGTCGATCACATTGTCGATCTCGCGACGCAGCATAACCTGCGATAGGCGCGTGGTCAGCTGTCGAGGATTCTTGACAGACACAACCTGCTTGCCGTTGAAGCCGCCCAGTGAGCAGTACTTCGCACGGAAACCAGCGAACGTCCCCCACTGGCCGGGGGTGACCCAGTCGAGTAGAGTCCACAGGTCGTCGACCTGGTTCGTCATCGGCGTGCCGGTCATCGCGAGTCTACGCGGCGCGGCGATCTGCGAGATGTTCTTGTAGGCGTTCGTCTCTTTGTTCTTGATGACATGAGCCTCGTCGGCGACGATGAAGTCGACGCCCATTGAGTTGATTTGCTGAAGATGGTCCGCAAGAACTTCATAGTTGATAACGAGAATCTTGTGGTTGTCAATCTTCTTGAAGGTCTCGATCTGCTTGAAGCGGTCGATCACGTTGCCGGTCGGCACACAGTAGTCCAGGTACGTGAACTTCTCGATCTCGTCTGCCCAGTTCATACGGAGCGAAGCTGGAACAACTGCCACCATAAAGCAGCGCTTCGACGGGTCCTTCTTGACGCTCATCCAGATGTGCATTCCGAATGTGAACAGCGCCTGAATGGTCTTGCCGAGACCCATCTCGTCGCCGAGGATTGCGCCTCGCTTGTTCTTGAGCCACTTGACGCCCTCTTCCTGGTATGGCTTGAGAACGATCTCTGGCTTGATCCAGTTGTCGAGCGAACCACGACTCTTCGGAACGGTTATTGGTGGTGCTGTCATCGACTTCCTTCTCGACGTATCGGGAGGTACTGCAGACTTGGGGTCCAGTGTTGGCACACTCATGCCAAGTTCCGAGGCTCGACGGTTAATCGAGGCCGTAAGTTTTGACTCCAAGTCTGCTAGCATCTCTTACCCCCACTTCTCTTTCATGATGCAGTTCGAGCATCCGCCCTTGCGGTTGATCGTCTCGATTGCATCCTTGAGTGTTCCGTATGGCATCTTGCACTTGCGGCACTGAACGCCCTCGTCCGAGTCGGACGTGCGCTCGAGATTGTAGTTGCCCATTGCGATGGACTGGTCGATCTCATCCTGGACTTTCTCCAGTTCAGTGTCTGCGGTCAGTGGGGCGATGCCACCTGACATTACCTCGTCTACGAGCTGCGGTACGGTCTTGATCTTCGCCTCGCCCTCGTCCTGGTTCGGCCCAATGTCGAGTCCGAGCGCCTCCTCGTACGTTCGACCATCGACCATGAGTCCGCGTCGGAACAGTCGGCACCCGACCAGGATGCCCTTGTAGAGGTAGGCGTTGGCAGTTCCGCCGACGTTGGAGATCAGTTTCTCGATGTAGTCGAGCTGGTCGTTATCGAGGTCGTCGATGAATGCTGCGAACGAGGCAAGGTCCGCGTTGTGTTCTTGCTCTTGCTCGCGTGCGCGCAATTGGTACTCTTCCTGCTGCCAGGCGGTGTATTCCTTGGCCTGACGTACAGCTTCCGACATGTCGTCGTCGGTCATTGTGACTCCCTTCTTTGCACAATTGAAGGGGCTGCGTCGGTGCAGCCCCTTCAATTGCCTTGCTCCCCTTGCAACTCCGCTCTTTGGGTGGGTTATAGGAACCCTTTCAGGGGAAGACCCTTAGAACGGAGGCTCTTCGTCGTCATCGATGATGACTTCACCAGCCGCCTGTGGCGCCTTGACCTTGCCGACCGTGGAGAATACGGGCTCCTCCGGGGGCGGGGGCGGCGTGGGTGCCGCCGGTGTCGGAGCGGGCGTCTCCGTTGCAGCTGGGGTAGCGGACGGTGCCGGTGCCGGGGCGGATGCCCACGGGTCGGAACCGTCCACGACGTTGCCCTCGATGTCGCCCTCGGGGACCGAGGCTGCCGGATCGTCGTCCTCATCCTTGGGCATCGGAATCTGGCCGAGGAATGCCTGGGCGGACTTGAACGAGTCGAAGTAGTCCTGCCATGCGGCCTGATCGGTCTTGCCCACCTTGGTGAACTTCGGCGTGCAGTACTTCACACTGCCGCGACGGTTCGCATCGAGCTCCAGTCGAGTTGCAACCGTGAAGATCGGAGCCTTCTTGGTTGCAAACGGAGTCACGTACGCCCGTGCAGGCTTGATGCCCGAGCGTCGAATCGTCCACAGCGCAGGCACCCAGGTGTCCGGGTCCTCGGGGTCCTGGTAGAGGAGCGGGAAGGTCCACTCCTCGGAGCACCAAGGACGCTTGCCGGACGGGTCGGTGTTCCACTCCTTGAAGTGGCAACCCTTGCAGGCGATCGATGGAAGCGACTTCTGTCCGTCCGCGAGTTGCAGCGGGATTGCATCGCCCGGATTGTAGACCGACTGTGCGCCCCAGGGGAACTGCTTCGCCTCGGGCAGCTGTGGGTCCATGTTTGGGAAGCCCTCGCGAGTATTCGGCGACTTGCACAGGGGCGCATCCGCCTCGTTGCCTTCGCTGACCTCGCCCCACATGATGCGCGACTTGTGCAGTCCAAGGAGGACGACGACGAGACTGTCGAAGAGTTCCTCGGTCTGCGTGTTCTTGAACTTGCCCTCGATGTGATCGATACCGAGGCGCGGCATCGTGAGGTCACTGGTATCGAAGTCTTCGAGTCCAGTCTCGCCACCATCCCACTGAACGAGTTCGTTGCCCGTCGTCTGACTGGGCTGCAGAGATGTCATTTCTTGTTTGCTCCGTTCATGCGTTCTGAAGTCTTGGCTGTTTCGTGAGTTTTGCAGGTTTTGCACGTACGCATTCGTTCGTACCCATACATATTAACACACATGGATTTGATTGTCAACCCCAAACTTTGGGCTACCTACCTTTCATCCTGACGTTACGTTGTTCAGTGAAGCGAATCTTCCGATATCGCATCCACGACTTGAACTCCATCTCGGCCACTCGCCATACCGGATTGTCGCCGGGCGCTGCTATGTTGACGGAAAGCAGTTTACCCTTCCTGGAGCCAATTGAGCGCCCGTAGAAGAAGATGATATTGCCCGTCAGATACTTCATCGAGACGTCGAGCATCTGCGCAATCTGATCCAACGAGAACAGAAACTCCCTGGCCGGAAGATTCACTTCCGACTCGATCGCGTCCTCGTCAAAGGAGTTCATTCCTCGCGCACCTGATTGTAGTTCGCGGAGCGCATCTTAAATGCATCCTTGCCGCCCGTTGGTACGCCAGTGAGATCACAGTTGGCGAACTCGAAGAAATACTCTGCCATCCAGGGGGCGAGGTTGACGCCGTATCGCAGGTGTCCGTAGACCTCGAGCGATCGAGTGCTTTCGCGCTCGAGTCGTTCGAGCTCCTCCTTGATGATCGTCGGAGCTCCGTCCGCGCAGGAGAAGTCTTGCATGCGAGCGTAGACATAAGTCACGTCCGAGAATCGCTTGAGCTCTCGCTTCTTTGCTGATTCCACCGTGAGCATGTCGGTCTGTCCTTCTTGCATGGTGTCTACCTCCCCGTTCGCTTTCGCTTTGCGCGAGCCTTATCGCGCTTCTTCTGGCGTTCGACCTTCCTGATCTTATCCAGCTTCTCGGCCTTTTCGATCCGTTCGATGTAGTCACCCCAGGACTCATCCTCCGGAGCGTTCGCCTTGCTGGAGAGCTTCCAGTGGTCGTTGACGATCTGATTGTCTCGCATTACCTTTTGTTCCTCCTCTTGCACGCCTCAAGTCCGTCGCGCATACCCTCGACCGTGAGGTGGGCGAAGTACAAAGGCTTGCGGTGAATCTTTGCGTAGCCGATGGATTCCCAGCGATTAAAGACCGCGCCGATTGCGCCCGTGCTGGGCGGCGACTCTGGATTGATCTGCTCCGCTATGAACTGTGGAGTCAAGCGCTCGCTGAACTCCCCGTTCATAGACTTGATGCAGACCTGCTGCACTTCGAGTTCCAGCTGGCCTCGCTGCCGATAGCCGCTCGAGGTTTGTGTGAACTCGCGTACCGAAACCTTCACGCTTGGTACGATCTCTGAAGGTTGATCGATCGTTCTCGTTGTTGTAGTCACGCCGAGACTCTCGCCGTCCAGTTCGGGCGAGACGGAGAAGTACTCCGCGAACGAGGGGTGAATCACTGGCACGTAGTTGGGGTTCTGGTGAACCTGCCTCTCGGCTCCGGCCATCTCGTACATTCGGTTGAACTTTGCGTGACATGTGCATGTGCAGATCTCGAATGCCGTGCACACCTTCATGGGCTTGCCCGTGAAGGATACGGGAGCGGTCCCCTCGCAGCATCCCGTTCCGCAGAAGCCAGTCTTGTATGGCATCGCTCGACTCACTCCTCTCCATATGAACCGGCCTCGTCCGAAACGTCGACCTCTTTGTTGCTTGTATCTCGCGTCTGCACGACGCGGTCCAGGTAGGAAGCCTCATCACTGTCGAGGCTGCATGTGTCTGGAAGCGTCTCGATCGTTTCGAGAAAGGCTGGCCCCTCCCTCTTCCAGACAATGGGTGGCGGTCGGAAGCACCGGGGATAACTGGTGTCACCATCCTCGAGTGCAGCCTCTGCGTACTCGTCCCGCTCCCTTGATACCGGAGCGGCGAGCTCGAAAGCTGTATCGATCACACGCTTATGTGCGATCAGCTCTTCGTATGTTAGTGAAGACAGGTTAATGAAGTACCGCATCCTCCCGTCTTCAAAGTTAAGTCCTACGTCGTTTCCGGCTTCATGCTCAGCCTTTGCGACAGAGAGTGAAACCTTCTTCAGGTTTCCATCGGTCCACATTCTTCTCGTTGAGGAATATAGACCCTTCTTTCTGGCCTTAACTGCCGGTTTGCTTTGTCCGCCGGGTACGCGCAATTCTCATCCTTTCAGATCGTGGCATGTCCTTGGGGTAGTTGTAGCTCTCGTCCGCCCCGAGGCATTCTTCACACAGCCAGTCGACCGTGCGGGATCGAAAGACTGTGGTCTGATTTCCGATGCCAGCGAACAAAACCTTCTTCGAGGTGAGTTCGTCCCGGGCCTTGTCCTTTCCGCAGACTGTGCAAACGTACATGGGCTCTTTCATTACTTGCCTTTCTAATCAGAATGGTGGTGGAGATGCACTGGAAAACATATCAATCATGTCCTTCTTTAGAACCACTGCGTCGTAGCAGTCTTTACAGAATCCGGTAGACGGAATGAATAGTCGATCGATTGTGAAGGACTCGGTATTTCGCGCGCCACTCTCGCACGCCTGGCACGACATATCGAAGCGACCGTCGTCAACACTGAAGACTCTGTCTAGAACGGAATCCATAGCCGATACAAACATCTCGCCAAGCGCCTCTACCGTTGGTGGACTTTTCAGACTCCACACTCCAATATTGATTGGAACGAGTGCCTTCTGTCCGAAGGCATCGAGGCGAGAGTGGGACCTCATGTCCACCAGGGCCATCGTGGCGACGAGTTCGCACGTAGGTGATACTCGCGAGATGAAGATCACCTCGCGATGCCCAGGGGCGTACGGACTTTCTATTTTGCCCCAAGTTGTGGGATCCCCTGGGCCTCCGGAGTATAGGTGAGGCCACGCCAGTGGTAGCACAAAGTGACGCCGTGTCATCGATCCAACGCAAAGAGCATATCTAAAAATGACATTCATCTTGGCTTTACTGAACCAGCTCTCACTGTCCCACGAGAACCTCGTTCCCGAATTGCCAGACGTTGTAGACTCCCTAGTGACAACCGCATTCATAGCACAGCGCTGAAGGCGTATTTGGATAGAGGCAGAGTTCATTGACATGTATGTAATGGGATTCTGAATCCCATTCTCTATCATAAAGTCGCCGTATGATCCCATTGCATCCCGCAGGGAGAGGGAATCTGATTGATCAGCCCAGGCAAACATCGGGGTCTCGATCTCGTTGAGCATGGTTATGCCATCTTGCATGCTGTTAGCCATCTTCACCCCCCTCCAGGTAGTCGAGGAGTCGTCCCGTCACTGGCGGATCGACCCGCTCTGCGTGCGTTCGTAGCTCCTTGCGATCAAGCATCCCCAGTCCCGCGAACACCTGGACGGCACGGTGGGTGGCCAGGTCCTTTGTGAAGCGACGAGAACCTCTGCGCTTTGGCGGCTCTGGCTTCTCGTCTGGCGCGGGGGACTTGACTACAGCTTTCGGCTCGGTCTTTGTTTGAGCTTTGGGCTTCGGCTTGGGCTTAGCCTTTGGCTTCGGCTTTGCCCCGTTGCAGATGCATGGCATCTCTTCGCAGAACATGCACGGGCCTAGAGCTTTAGCCATAACTTACTCCGGTAGCTGCCCAAGCATTGCTTGGCTGAAGTGTGTGGTTGCGTACGTTCCCAGTCCAACAGCCTCGGCTGTTGAACCTGCAAGAACCGCCGCCTGGTAGCGCTCGTCGTCCGTCTCGAGACTCGAGAGCTTGATGGAGACGATTGCCGACGAGACGTGCCATCCGCTGCCTGCCTCGCTGATTGCGACAAGGTTCTCGATAGCCTCGACAACCTTCTGGAAAGCATTCTTCTCTTCTTCTGAAATACCCTCGTGCATGCTACCTCCTTGCTGCCCATCGATAGTACCACATCGGCGAGCTAATGTCAAATGTTCTTCTTGCCTGTAGTGTAGGTCACTCGGGACTAGAAGTACCAGTCCGCGCCCAATACTCGCCTAGCGCGCAATCCCAAGTCGTTACCGCGAGTTCGACCCAGCTTCTACAGCTTGGATTTCTCTGTCTCGAATTGCTCTTCGGAGATCTTTAGCATGCCCTGGATAACAGCGTCCGGCAGCCCCTGCTCGATCATTCCCTTCAGGTGCTCGCGATCCTCGTTCGACATGGCGCGAAACTTGCCAGTCTTGGGATCAGCCTTGGGGCCTCGCTTGATGGGCGCAGACTTGCGCGTAGCCTTGGGCTGCACCTTTGTCGGCTCTGGCATGGGGTTGTGACCCTGAACGCCAGGCGTGGGCATGAAGTCGATCTCGCCCTTGTTCATTCGGTACCGCTTCAGAGACCACTTGCTTACCGCAGTGACGTCCTCGAAGTGTGGCCCAGAAATGATCTGCAGGGCAATCGCAATGCCCTGCGCCTGCCCCTGAAGTTTGAAGTAACCCTCGAGTTCCTCGGGACTCATCTCGTCGTTCTTGAATCGAGGACGCTGATCCATGAGCGCCTTGGTTACTCGATCCAGTTCGAGCCAGTACTGCTCAATTATGCTCGGCCCAACCGGCATGAATCCACCTCCGTCTGCGAGTAACATTCGAGTCTCTGTGTATGGACACAGGTCGTTTTCGTGGTGACGCTCTCGCTCGGATTCGGCACCGCTTTTTGTCTTGTGATACGTTGTCCATACACAGTGCGGATCACCGCAGGCGTATGTCCAATCGAGATGGCCCTCGTGATCGGGCTGGTTTACGGTCGGAAAAATCTCCGGCCAGGAGGCGTAAGTCACGGCTCATCCTCCGGGTCTGGCGGGAGTTCCTCCTTCTCCTCGTCGGTCAGTGGCACGTCGAACGGTACGTACTGGAGCGCCTCTTCCCAGGGGTGAGGCTCGGGCCAGTCGGGCGGGCCGTAGTAATACGGAGGTCCGTACATTACTCGCCGCCGTTCGTCCACGCATCGAAGCGGTCGCCCCACTTGCACTTGACGCGCGAGCCGTCTTCGAGGACCAGGATCATGTGCTCGTTCTGGTACAGGTGCGACGCCTCGACGAGTGATTTGGTCTGGTAAACCTTGCCGTCGACTCCGACGTGATCGACTCGAACCATCATGCCCGGAAGGATTCGACGGGCCTGGCGAGTTCCGATGTAACTCATCTTGTTGACTCGACTTGACGTTAGTGTGTTGCTCACGGTGTTACCTCCTGTGGTTATTCATACCAGACCCAGCTGGTACTACCTACTCTTTAAAAATCAGGCACGAGCAGTGATCCATACTGCTCGTGCCTGATTGTTTCAGCCTGCCGGAGTTGTTGTTCTCCCGCTCAATCATTCCTCAATTAAGAATTGACTGAAGCTCCAGCAGACTAGTCTTCGACTTCCTCGCTGGACTTCTCCGACTTCGAGGGCGGGTCAGCGTGGAAGTGCGACAGTGGCTCGTGATCGAGGCTGTCGTGGAATGACAGCGCGGCTTCCGGCGTCATCGCGTTGATGTCGGCCAGGGAGTAGCCGTGGCGGTCGGCCAGGTGACGCTTCACTGTGTCGAGGTTGACGAGGTTAAGGCGTCGTGCCTTCATCTCAGCTTCGGCTTCCTGCGCCACTCGGATGTCTGCGATGTCCTCGGCCTTGATCAGGCTCAGGTTCGACTTGCCCTTCTCCTTGAAGGCGATCATCTTCTCGGCTCCGGAGGCCACTGTGCCTGTGACGTACTCCTCGGCACCCTGGATCAGGAGCTCCACCTTCTTGCCGTCGTAGTCGGTGAGCTCGAGTTCGGTGGCGGGTGCGGTCATTTTGAAATCCTCCTGTTTGTGGTGGTCAGTGACGGTTACCCGCCGTTACCCGTTCATGGTACCACACATGACGATGCACGCGCAACACGAACGGGTAACGACTTTGGGCGTACGTCAGGCGTCGTAAACCCCGCGAAGGATTTCGAGGCTTGCGACGTTGCTTTCCCCGATGAAGTCCACGAGCTCACTCCAGCTGTACGGCTTGGTTGTGGCACCAGTGACGTACCACTCCTGGGTATCGTACCAGATCGACTCGGAGTGCACGCCGTACGATGACGGATCGAAGATCTGCTGTTTCCGAGCCACCACGCCGATAGCCGAGTAGGAGTAGACTCGGTTCCCGAAACGCTTCACGAAGGCGACTACCGGAGGATTCCCCTCGTGATCCGGCTTCGGCTCCTGGCTGGCGAACTTGGACTTCAGTGCCTCTCGAAGGAGGTTGATCTGATGATCACTTTCCTCGAGTCGTTCGTTGATCTCGCGACGTTCGCGTCGCGCCTGCTCGAGCATCTGCGACAGTGACATGGGATCACGACGCGACTCGGCGAGCACCTCCTCCGGCTGCGCCCGGACGCGCTCGACACGAGCGTATGCCGCTCGGCACTTGGCGCGAGCCGAGGAGGTCTTCGGGTGTGTGCATTCCGCGTGAGACATTCGAGTTGCCATGTTGTTCTCCTATCCTCTTAGCCTGATCTTTAGGCCAAGGTAATCCGAACCTGGTACTGGTTCCCAGGTCTTTTTTCCTTCGACTTTGACGACAAGGGAGCATACAACACCCTTGGTCTCGTTATCTATCTGAGCCTTGACGGCATCCTCAAGAGTGTCGAAGGTTCCAGAGTACAGTGGAAACTTGAGGTATGAGATAACTAGTCTGTACATTTACTCCCGCCTCGCCATTCCGGCCCCACCAGGGGGCGGTCGCCTTGGTGGTCTTACATTATCGAGGGTACCGTTCTCTACCCTGCGGAGATACTGCTTCGGGTCTCTCGCCCAGAGTTCATTCTGCCGTTCGGCCCGTGCTGCCAACTCTGCTGGCGTTTCTTTCTTCTTCGCAGTCGGCTGCCTGCGGATGGGACTGCGCCCCATGACGCTAGAAGCAGTCGCCGTTGTGGACGAGGTTGCAGTCATCGCAGCGCTCCGGCTGACGCTTGCGCGACTGGCTGTACGTCACGCCCTCTTCTTTTACTAGACGCTCGCCTCGATCGTTCTGAAATGCGGAGCTCGCAGCACAGGACTCATGCTTCCATGAAGCTCCCGACGGCTCGATGTCCTCGCCCTTCTCGATCGAGGTTCCGCACTCGATGCAGGCACCGTCGAACTTTGCTTTCACAGTGCCTTCTTCTCCTTGAAGTACTGGATCATATCGAAGACCCAGATGACGAAGTCCGAAATGATAATCACCGCCGCCACCAGCGACAGCCAGTCGGTGGACTGTCCGCGCACGATCTCCGACAAGATCGTGCCGAACGCGATCATCACAAGACTGTTTCGCCACAGCGGACTCTTTGGAAGTTCTGCCCTCAGCTTCTCCAGCTCATCCTTCTGTGCGATCATTCTTTATCCTCCTCGTTGTTGTATGCCCAGCCGTCAAGCCACTCTTTTGCTAGCTTATCTGGCCGAATAAACGAGGCTGCCCAGCCGGTGTCCTCGTCTATGTTTTCTTGCAGGTGAATGTTGCATACCGCAAATGCCCCAGACCCACCGTAACCTCCATCCTTTGGGAGGTAGAGGAACCTGGCCGTGTTGCCGCACGCCTGCCCCTTTAGATTCTTGCAGGCACAGGGTGGTCGATGACGACCGCGAAGCTTGAGCGCGTACGGAAACGAGGCGCGCGCAACGTCCCCACTCTTTACGCGAAGTATTCGCTCCAGGAACTTTGTCATTTCATCAACCTCTTTCCCAGGTGCTCAACAACCTTCTTGTAGTCACTCGAGCTATCGACTTGAGCTGTATCGAAGCCGTGCTTGCTTGGGGTATCAACACCCATACCAACTGCCATGAGTGTTATGTTGTTACGCTTGCAGTACCTGATCTCTGACTGCATCACCTCTAACTCCTCCTGGTAGTTGGAAGCTGGCATAGCTCCGTCAGTGTAGTACATGACAATCTTGTCAGTTGCCCGAGACTTCTCGGCCTGCTTGCGATAGAACTGGAGGGTATGTCCGTCCAGGTTCGCCCCCGAGGCGTTGAGTGAGCGCAGGTTCTCGCGAGTCTTACCTCCCCACGGGTCCGACGCGGACTTGACTTTAGTCAGCACGGGCGCGTCCATGTCCTGGCTGTACCAGTCGGAGCAGTGTGCCCAAATCTCGAACGACACTCCGATGCGACTGCAGACGTCAGCCATAGCAAGCACTGCCATCTTCTCCATCTCGAGCGTCGCACCCTCCGATGAGCCTGATGCGTCCATGCCGATCACGACGTGATACGAACGCGAGTCTGGCACGATGCGTCGTGCGAACAGTCGATCATCACTGAATGGAACACGCTTCGCGAGCGTCTTGCCTGCGATGCGCCCGCTCCTCTGGTTGCGATGATGCTCAACCCTGGCGTTGACTCCGAACGCCAGACGTGCTGCACCTACCGCATGCCCTATGTCACGCTCATTTGACTTGAGTGGATGAGGAGAGATCTGCGACCTCTTGTAGTTCGGTCCCTCGTTGTATTCGTATATCTGCGGAGGCGAGATATTGACGGGGACATGATCGAAAGTGTCAATCATCGACATGACTTCGACAACCCTCTCTGGAGTCAGTCCGTCCTTGACGGGCTCTCCGTTCTCGGACGAACGACCGCCGAAGCCTCCACCTTCACCCACCTCCGTGCCGTGCCCGATGATCCGCTTAAGAAGCTTTCCGATCTCTTCGATCAGCTCCTGAAGCTGCTCATCACTGGCGCCACTGTCAACAAGCATGTACCCCTTGGAATTGAACCAAGACAGCTGCGCAAGCACACAATCAAATGTGTCGACAGTGTTGGTAGCACTGAGTGCCTCACGAGAGAGCCTGCTGACCTCCGGGTCACGCAGCAAATCGACAACTTCTTCGGCGAAGTATCCATCGATCTGGTGGCCAGTAGTCTTGAACATGAAGGCCATTCCGCACTGCATGTCAAGTTCCATGTCCGTGTAGAAGGTTACTCCATCTTTAGACTCAATGCCGTTGACCATAAAGTCGTCGTTGATTGCGAAGAAATTGTCTCGCTCTTCCTTGTCATTAGCGAGGCGCCTGGTATCGCAACGGATATCCTCGCTCATTAGCATGAGCATGCTCAGCCAGGGGTGCATAGCCTGATTGACATGCCAGATCAGGGGACCGTCCTTCGGCGCGCTTGTCGAGGGATTCAGCGACAGGCGGATGCGCTCGTAGAACTTCGTCGGGAGGCTGGGCCTGGCATCAGACCTGTGATCAATCAGGATATTGGCAACCCTGCCTCGACTGAAAGTGTCGAAGCTCCCGTGCATGATGTGACCAATCTCGTGCTGAAGAACGGACGAGATATACTCCTGATTTGCGCAGGCCGGACACGCCTGAATGCCATACTCGCGAACACCGCACTGGCCGTTGTGCGACTGCACACTTGCGAGCGCAAGTGGCGGACAAATCCAGATGGTCTTTCCGTCCGTCATGGACTTATCGCCAGCCTCGAGCCGGAGGTTCGGCTTGCCGGTAGCCTGACGTGCATACGCCCGAAGGCCAGGAAGCAATCGCTTGAACCTCTGGGCGGCGACGACCGCGTCGTTGCGCTTAGCGCGGGTGCGGGTTGAAGTTGATTGTGCCTGTGAATGAGCCACTCTTGACCGCCCCCTTCTTCTTTGAGTGCGCGAGCACTACCTCCATCACCGTCTCTCTTGCCTCGGGCTCGAGATAATCGAGCACCGCAAGTCGGTATGCCTTCTCGAGATCGAACCAGGCTGTAGCTCGTGCGACCTTGATCTGATTACGAACACCCCAGGTGATCGGGAGCGTGCCGTCGTCCGACAACTCTCGAATATCCTTAGCGACTCGCATAAGTGTTTCGAGCATGTCGTCCTCGATTAGGTACTGATCGAGCTTGCATCGTTCAACGATGATCGAACGCTCGACACTCTCCGGTGGCATGTCGACGTAGATATGCATGAGGCGTGACCCGTCAGCATCACCGATCTGCTCAGCTCCGACGTTGCGGTGATCCCAGGCAGGGTTCATGGCGAGTCCGAGGAATGCGAACGGATGACGACTGATTGTCTCGCCCTCGTTCTTGTCGTTGACGAGTTGCTTGCTGTTGTCGGTGAGCGGTCGAATGTACTGCCACACCTCTGGTGGTCCGGTGTTCGGCTCATCCAACACAAGCACGTTCGGCTTTACCCAGGCCTTCGGAATGCGACCCGGCTTGAAGACCGTCTCGTTGTTCTCGAAGTGCATCTTCCCGGCCAGGTCGTCAATCTCCGAGTCTCGGGTGATCGAGATGCGCTCGAACGGAACCTGCATGAGCCATGCCATGTAGCGGTAGAACTCCGTCTTACCCGTGCCAGCCTTGCCAACTAGCGAGGGCGTCTCATCGAGATGGAACCACAGTGCTGCGACAGTGAACGTCAGCTGCATGTGATCGACGTAGGTCTCGGGGTGCTCGTCGTCGCCGGTAGCGGGAATCTTTGCAGCCTCGACTGCCGAGAAGATCTCTCGCTTGAAGATCGGGATGAACAGCTCGCGTCCACCCATCGTGATTCGTCTCCAGGCGCGGATTCCCTGGGCATCCTGCTGCGCCGTGACGGCCCTATCGCTCGGATAGGTGGACGGTTCGACGGTCATGTCGATCATGTCGTTAGAGGCGGCAGCGTTGTTCCGTTCGGGGAACAGGTGACGCTCTAGAGTTGGGTCGAGAACCAACGAATCGAGCAGGCCTCTGTAGTGGGCCTCGGGGTCGGTGACAGCCGATCGGGTAGACGAGTTGCACCCGCGTGCAATCATCGAGGCGCGCTGCTCTGGAATCAGCTTGCCATATCTCGCGCAAGCTCCCATCGGGATGGTAGTCTTCTCTATCATCTTTCCAACGGGAATGTGGAAGTAGCACGCGCGGCAAGAACCGGCCTTGCCGTTTGCCCCCGATACGTCCGTGTCCACCGTAGCGGCACTGCTAAAGATGCCGATACGAAGACGGTCAGTCTGGTCGGAAGAACTGATTTCCCTGTTGTATGACGTGCAATCAGATGCGAAGTCTTCCATTGACTTGATCTGCTCTTCGGCAGACATGGTATCGACGGAGACGACTCGACCGATTGCTCGACACCCCACGACTGGAATCGGGCTGCCGAATACTGCAACAGAGCTGTTCGATCCCAAGCGATTTGTGCAGTTCATGCACGACTTTACTTCATTGCTCATTGAGCCACTCCTTAAGGTAGTGATGTTATGGTTTGATTGACCTGTTCACATGCTACATAGTACCACATGCGACACAAAATGTCAATTCAATTCTTTCTTCCTACGATCTTCGTGAGCTCGATTCCACTCAATCCGATGGTGCTTGCACATCGGAACAACTCGATGCGACCGAACCTGCTGCATCTTGCAGCCTCGCTTGACTTGCGAGGCGAGCACGCCGTGAATCTGCATGTCGTCCTCTACGCAGACGACACACACTCGTTCGGGATGACTGATCATCCATGCTTGCTTCTTCTCGAGCGCGTATGTGGGATCTGGAACGATCTCGTATCCGGCTCCGATGCTCTCGCGTTCGAGACGATTCAGGATGCGGCGTACGCGCGTGACCTTGACGTAGTAGTCTTTCCAGACTGGGAAGTTATCTCCGGTGATGTAGACGACCGTAACTGGCACAACCGGCTCGCGGTCCTCGGTTGCCATCGCGCTATTGAAGATGGATGCACACGCCTGCGTGTCTTCGTCGTCCCACTCGGGCAGGTCCGAGAAGATTGACTGCAGCCAGTGGTGGTGGATGATGCTGAACTGCCCGACGTTGGTCTCTACGAACGACGGCTCGTCGGGCACCGCGTCGACCATGACCTCCAGCCTGGCTGGCGTATCGTAGTCGCCGGACAGGGCCGGGTCGATGACCTCGGCTGAGATGATTTTCATTCTTCGTACACCTCGATACCAGCTGCGTAGGATACCTCTTCGAGCGAGGCCTCGCACGTCAGATGGAACCATGTGACCTTGACGCGCTCGTTCGATGTTGTCTTAGTGCACGGCTGGCCTGCCGGTGCGAAACAGTTCAGGCACTCGAAGTTAATCGGCGTGAGTATGACATCACCGAGCTTCAGTTTCTTGACTTTCGTCTTCATTGGTGTCTCCTTTATCGGCATGGGCCTTCGCCCGGCATGTACGAATCGATGAGTGCCGATGCGTCACCGATCTTGAGCCATGCTTTGTTGGTTTCGTTCTCGAGGTCGTACATGTCTCGCGACATCTTGACGACCGTGTTCGAGTCCTTTGACATGAGGTTGAGCTCGATCTGGCTAATCATGTTGCGCATCTTGCCGCGCGCGCGGGACAGCTCGCCCTGTCCTTCGCGCAGCTTCGTCACCGCATCGAGGTATGTGTTACACTCGCGCGACGAGACCGGAACCTCAACGCGCTTCTCTTCGATCTTCGTTTGTGTCACGATGACCGGATCGTGTGGTGTTACCTCTCGAGGTGGCTGGTTCTCGGCCCACAACAGCCATGACATGCCTGTGATGAGGACTCCAAACGCGAAGGCCGCGACTACATTACGCTTTCTGATCAACTACTCCTCCGCTCCCGACCAGGTGATGATCGTTTTTGTCTTTTCGTACACAGCGACATGCTCGAATGGGTGGCCGAGCCGGAGGCAGCATACGTCTCCGTACTCGTTCACCGCTTTACATGCTTCCATCTCGACTAGCCTTCCCCGGCGTCCAGACGCCGTACTTGTTGTCAACGTAGTCGACGAGATCGGGACGGTAGCTGATGCACTCGCTGCCGAGTCGGTAGTAGCGCGACTTGTCGTCGGTCAGTTCCCGACCACAGCGAACGCACTCGCTGTACCGATCGCCGTATCGGTCAGAGCATCCGGCCTTGTCCATCATAATCTGCGTCAGCAGATCGGCGATGACTGTTCCATGAATGCGATTGATTCCAAAGTTGTGACCAGACTTGCTGTATGTCTGGCGAGTCAGCCACTTGTCGGACGACTTCTGTTGAACGAGTCGGCGCTCGGAGCCGCGACTCGTGGGCTTGCGCGTGACGAGGCGCATGAACACCGTCTGCTTTCCATCGTCCGAGGTGACCGCGTAGCGCCCGTCTGGAACCATGTTGAGCACGTTGTACTCGAGGTACTCGACCTGCTCGACAGTGGGTGCGGGCATGGGCGATCGCGAGTACCAAGGCTTCTCGGTCGACAGATCTCGCTGATCGAGCGGAACCTTGGGCATACCCATGAGCGTTCCGATGATTGAACTGGCCTGCTGTGCGGAAACGAGCTCGCCCTCGATCCGGGCGAACCGCTCGCCACAAAGGTTCTTGATGTACTCCTGCTGCGGAAACGTCATAGCCTTTCCGCCCTTCATCTTGTCGGCACCGATTGCGATTGCTCGCTGTGCGATCAGGCCCAGTCCAGACGGCCCAGAGGATGCACCCACCAAGTCGTTACGCAGTGTCGTGAGCTTGTCGAGCTGAAGGTCGACCGCTATGATCATACCCTTCTTGAACTTGTTCAGTTCGTCGGCGATCTCGTCGATCTGTGCCTCGATTTCACGAGGTGTGAGTGCCATCATTCACCTCCAGTACCTCCGCCCAGCCCACGCGCTTGTCGTCCCGGTCGAGCATCTCGTACTCGATGACACTGTCCATCTCGAGTGTGCGCTTCAGCCGTGTTCCCGGGCGGAGGTTCCGCTCGAGCTCCGAGCGAGTGGCGATGAAGTTCTTGGGCTGGCTGGTCTCGAACACCGAATTGTCCTCGTGGTGGAGCTTGCCGGTGTAGTTCGTCACTTGCGATCCTCCTTTGCGAGCGCTCGGAACATGACAGCAACCTCGGAGCCCTTGAGCTCCATGTCGGTTGCATAGAACAGCGTCTGGCCGCTCGCGTCCGTTCCGAGCATCACCACTGCAACCCTGTCACAGGTTGCGAAGTTGTCGGCGTCGTCGTCGTAGTCGCTGCGTTCTTTCACTTGCGCCGTCCGGTGATCAGTGCGTCGATGATCCAGACCGGAAGCCAGAGCCCGGCGGTCAGTACCGTCAACACAAAGTGCAGCAGGTGTGGGCATTTGCGATGCGACTCGTTGCTCGACAGGTTCACGACCTGCTGCACCGATGACGCCGGACCGGGCACGTAGGCGGGTTGCGGCGCAGGCTGCGGCTCCGTTGAAGCGTGGCGGAAGCACGGCACCGCGTACACGTCGGATAGCGAATACCCGGCCCGTGCGATGGCCGCGACGGCGGACTCGGCGGTGATGCGCTTGAGCACCTGGTGATGCCCGTCTCGGATTTCATACTCACGCTGGACCTGGACGGGTCCGGTGATCTCGTTGTGATTGCTCATGATTGATCCCCTTTCGGTGGTGGGTTGATAGTGGGAAGGGTGGACTCGAACCACCACAGCGCCTAGTTGGTGCGCCGTTCCAGTTCCGCTCCGCTACGCGTGGCGAACTTTCCCTACGAGGCCTGCGCCTCGCCTACTCGCGATACCCAGGCGCCCCCGGGCCGTATCCGTCTGGTCGACTCAATTCGCCGCGCTCGATGAGCACGGCTTCGATCGCCCACAGGTTGAGTCGCGCGGACTTGTCGCGCGGCCCAAACTTGCGGAACCTGGCGGACCATTCCGCCCGTGCCTCGTGCAGTTCAGAGGTTGTTTCGTCGCGCGCAGAGCGTAGCGCGCGCTGGTGGTCCTCGGTCATGCAGACTCGGCCTCGTTACGAGCATCCATGCACACGTCGCACAGGTGCATGTCGAGCTCCTCGACGTAGTCGAACATCCAGTGTACGAACTCGCCGCATTCACCACACCGGGCGAGGTCGCGCGGTGCCATGCTAGCGCGCCAGTCCACAGGGACCGTGACCGGGCAGCCCGTCCAGGATGGCGATCAGGTCACGCGCGAGCCTGGCGAGCTGGCCCACCGGGTAGCTGTCGCCGTCCGACTCGGCGGCCTTCTTGAGCGCGTGCGTCAGCGGCAGTGTCCTGCCCATGATCGCGTACCCGGTCGCCCTCTTGAGCTCCTCGCCGGGTTCGACGCCGAACTCCTCGAGGTCGAGTTCCACTTCGCGGACGAGCTCGGAGTAGTTCTTCATGTGATTCTTCCCCTTTCGGTGGGTGTCAACTTCAATAGATCAGGTGGCCGGTGGGAAATGCCAACGGTTACCAGCGAAAGCATTTCGATCAGTGCCCACCGGCCACCTGGTCTATTGAGTTTGGAAGGAAGCTGCCGGGTAGGTGCGTGATGATTGGAGTAACTCCACACCTACCCGGCGCTCACTTGCGGACCTTCCGTATCGTGTGACCACCGGCGGACCTCGGGCATGGGGTACCCATAACGCCGATGCGATACTTTCAATCCACAGGCCGAACAGCAATTCGGCCTCGGTTGGCAGATCAACCGACGTACACCTCCCCCAACCCCGAGAATAGGGGAGGTGTACCGCTCTGAGCCTAACGGCTATTTAACGTCGCTCAGACGACGGGTCGATCAGGCCTTGGCTGCACCCTTAACCTGCTCGTCCGAGTAGCCGGGGATGATGCCCTCGATGGTGCAGTTCGCCGCGTCACCCTTGGGGAACAGACGGGCCGAGATCGCACCCGAGCTCGGGTGGTCGTCACCGTACTCTTCCGAGGTGTGATTGACGATCTGCGACACGGTCAGGAACTCGCCGGGCGCGAGGCCCTCGAACGCCGACGTGATGTGCGCTGCGACGTCACGCCGGGTGCCGGTGTAGCTCGAGCGGGTGCCGGTGGCTGCACGGGTGCCGCGCTTGCCGAGACCCTTGCCGTTGAACAGCTTGACGGCTGCGGTTGCCAGACCGTCGAGTTCCGGGGCCTCGCCCTTGTCCTCGTCGTCCGACTCCTGCCAGTCGAGGTACGCCCGTGCCTGGTCGAACGCGCTGGTCGTCGAGGGGACCTCGAAGCCTTCCACCTCTTCGGTGGCACGCTCCTCGAGGAGCTCCTTGGCCAGTTCCAGGGCTGCGACACGCTCGCCGTACGCGATCTTCGGGTCGACCTTCGGCGCTGCAGGCTTCGGCTCGGCCTTGGTCACGATCAGCTTGTCGCTGATCTCGTTGAACGCGACGGCCTTCTGGTACTCGCGACCGTCGAGGGCAGCCTTCATGCCGTCCTGGACGTAGTTCTTGGCGAGGTTCTTGTACTTGATCCCGCCGTTCACGGCCCGGTACGCCTGGCTGATCGCGTCGAGGTCAGCCTCGCTCACGGTGCCGGTGCTGGGGTCCGAGGCCTCCACGGCGTTTTCCACGACCTGCTTGAATGACTCGACTGCGGGCATGTGCTCCGCGTCCTTGGCGGCCTGCTCGTCGGACTTGTCCGCCACGGGCTCGGCGGGTGCCTGTGCCTCTTCGGTGACGAAGCTCTCGTCGGTCACGTCGTCGGTCTGGTCGAAGATGTCGGTACGGCTCATGATGTCTACCTCCTGTGTAGGGTGACCGATCGTCACTTTTGTGTCGATCGGGGTAATGCGTTTTGGTGCTGCATTCGTTCGTAAACTAACTATAACTCGGCCCACGAACGAATGCAACCCGGTACTAGCTCGTTGTGATGTAGATCACAACGTCGTTTTCCTGCCACCATTCGGTGCCGAGTTTTAGCTCCGCACCTAGCACGGTCCACAAAAACCTCGTAGAACGGTGGGTGTTCGACAATCGGACGATCGCCCGACCCCAGTGAAGTGCTTCTGTTAGGTTAGGCTTTCTGATCGTATCGATCAGCCTACCGTTCTTCCACACCTTGATTGTGTAGGGCACCTCGCGGTCCCACGTCGCCACTAGGTGACTAGGCACCTGCGGACACGGCTGGAGTTCCGTCACGGCTTGCGCCGTTCGCGCCAGTCGTTCACGTAGACTCCCACGATGTAGAGAACCACGTAGCCGACCAGGGCGAGGAACAGGTGAAGTCCGTTCACAGTCCCACGCTCCAGAACCAACACGTACCGTTCGTGCGAGTCGCGTCGGCGTACCACGCGGTGCCGTCCGAGTATGCGATCAGTTCCGCGCCGAACGGCGACACGTAGGGCGACTCGTCCTCGTGCATGAAACGAGTCCCGTCGTTGTCGATCTGCGCACCCACGCACGGAAGTGCGACGGTGTGCGATGATGCCTGGGCCGGTGCCGCCACGGGCGCGACCACGAGGGCTGCGCACGCGACGACCACGCTAGCGAGTTTCTTCACTTGCGCACCTCGTTGGCGAACACGAATCCCACGATCGGGGCGAGGCTGGTGGACATCATGCGATCGACCTCACGACGCTCGGAGGCGGACAGGCGGCGACCACGCTTGATCTGGTTGTTCACGCGGGTGCTGTTGCGCTTGATGGTCTTGGACATTGGAACTCCCTTGTTAAAGGTGTTGGTTGAGTCGGGCGACTCCCTATGTACACCTACCACGTGGGTAGATGTACATAGAATAACGTCCGAGTCTAGTCGTTGGTGAACGTGAATACGATACCGGGCGTGCCACACTGGGCGCACTTGCCCTTGTTCCACGTCCACGGGGCGTCGGAGTCCATGTCCGGTTCGTCGCCGTACTTCTTCTCGAAGTCGACCGAACACATGGGCACGTGCTTGTCAAGTGTGATGGTCATGCCTCCACCTGCATCCCGGTCGTCATGACGATCAGGCGCATGAGGCCTTCCACGCGTGCGAGGTTTTCGGGTGTGGTGTTGAGGGGCGTGATGCCGAGTTCCATGAGGTATTCCGTCGCCACGTCGGCGAGGTCGTCCTCGAAGTTCGATGCCACGTTCGGTGTGGGCGAGTCCGCGTAGTGGGACTTCAGACCCTCGGTCACGTCCGCCACGATCTTGTAGACGTCGTGGTCGATCTCGGTCGCCCGGGTCTGCCCGAGCATGGCCGTGGACACATGGACAATGCTTGCGTTCATTTGAGTCTCCCTAGTTAAAGGTGGATTGGAACTTTCTGCTCCGTTGGTAGTACTAGTGTATCACGCTAGTACTACCAACGCAACACTGGATTTATGTGATCCAGGTTCACGTCGAACTTTAGGCGGCGAGTTGTACCACGGCCGCCCGGTAGCGTTCGGGAACTTCCGTTAGGATGAACCGAACCGGGTTGATCTGGTTACGCGCCCGATCGTACCACGTGCGCACGTCCGCGTCAAACTTGGTGTTACGCTCGTTTTCGGACATTGTGCGGGTGGACGTACCACGACGCTTTTTGACGGGCGCGACGGGGCGCTCGTTTTCGTGCCCGAAGAATGCGATCTCGGACTCGACACGTTGTGCGGGTGTGGCATCCCACGACAAATCGTCGGGGTGCACAACCCTGCCCACTGGTACCGTGGACTTGATCGACTTGATACCACGTTCGGTATCCCTCGCGTTCAACTCGTACGGCAACGGTCCAAGATTGGCCGATTGTGCCGTTTTTCCGGTGACCATTCCGGGCGTACGGGCGGTCACGCGAGTTTCGCGCATGATGCCGTAGCCGTGTCCCACGAGGTTGTGTTCCATCACGCTACCCTTTCGGTGTAGTAGGTTGTTCGTTCGTTGTTAGTACTAGTCTAACATGAACTAGTCGGTTGTTGCAACCGGCTAGATCAAATTAGGTTAGGACTTTTAGACCATGTGCCGTGATGCGTAGTCGTCCGCCCACGCGGCGAAGTTTTCGTGGTCCATCGTGCCGATGAAAGTTTCCACGGTCGTATGCGACGGACTACCCATGATGTAGGCGTGGACACGCCCACGGAACTCGTTGTATCGCACGGCTACGCCGGTGGCCGAGTCGTTGTGCCACACCATGACACGGGTCGTGTTGTTGAACATGAACTCGTCGCGCAAGATTTCACGCAACGTGTCACGTTCGTCGGTGGGCAATTCGCGGATAGCGTGTTCCACGATAGCGTCCCGAAACTTTTCCATATCGGCGTACGACATGGTGCACCTACTTTCGTAGTGTTGTTGTTGTGTGGTACTAGTGTATCACATAGCGAACCTAGACGCTAGTTCTAGGGCCACTAAATGCACGCTAGTGGTACTAGGTGTTGCGGACGTTGATCGACATAGCGCCGTTCATGTCGTTGTCGAATAGGAACAACCGACGACCATAGATCACGTCGGTACGTGCCGGTGCCAATTCGTAGGCGTTCTCGTTGGTGAACGACACCACGTAGGCGTAGGCGTCACGGTAGGACTCGAACCGCCCCGCAACCCAATCGCGCCCACCCACCGAACGTTCAAAGTCGTCCACGTGCCGGATTACTACGTAGTGTGCCATGGTACTAGATCCTATCCCATCACGTTAGTGATGTAGTGGTGCACCCACGGGTTGTGGGTACTAGTGCACGGTTAACCTATGACGGTTGTAGGGCTAAACCCTACCGCGCGTTGTGGTACTAGTCTAACACGTAGCTAGTACTAGTGCAACCTATCGGGCGTGCGCACCCGCGCCGGTCCGGCGTGCGCGTGTAGCGGGTCGCGTGCCGCGCATCACGCGACGGTCGTTCATCGCGCGCATGCGGTCCGACGTTGCACGGGCACGTAGTACCACATCCATGCGCGCGATGTAGGCGACGGTTGCAACGGTCACATCGTAATCGATCGACCATGTATCGATGCAATCGACGCACACCGTTTCGGTGTGGTGGCACGTGGTACTAGCGGCCATTGGGACATCCGCGTTCACGCCGTCGATGGTCATGGGTGCCGTGGTACTAGCACCATCCGCCCATGACCAACCACCGTTGCGGTATGCGGTCGATCCCGGGCAATGGTGGTCACCATCGTGACCCGCGTCGAGAAGACAGTCCACCCCCATGTTTGCGCGAGTCGGATGGGGCGCGCGGCATCGCGCGGGTCGGGAAACTTCGTTTTTGTTCATAACTACAATCTACATGGTGGTACTAGTCATGTCTAGTCCAAACGCGAAATAACTCGTGTGATCTATTTAACAGTCGTGACGACTTGGCAAATAGACCCGCGCGTGATAATGCAAATCTTTCGTTCGATGGTCATCGAACTTGTTTTGTGGACTCGAAATGTGGACCGGCGTCGTGGCATCCATCTTTTGCGATTACACCCCGCTGGTTGCAACGCTGGCGGGCGGAATGGGGGCCGCCGGTACTATGTAGCCGATTGGGGACTCGTGCCGCGTACGGGCCATATGGCGGCCAGCAATTGGGGCTTGACATTGGGAGCAAAGTTTGATCTACCCGGCGGGTCGGAGAAAGCTCTCTGCTTAGTTTGCGGTAACCAAAAAAATATTCTGAGATCATAGGTAGTACCACACAGGCAATGTAGGAAAGAATGACCAGTTAATGGTGCAATGGTGTTAATTGTGCCTACCAGGATCGTGGGAATAAGATGGAAATTAGTAAGTACGAACGTATGTTCTAATTTTACGATTGCCTACGGTTGTTTTGGATTCTCAGCCCGTCTACCTGCAGGAATAGGAATATGTAAATAATAATAACTATATATAGATATACACCTACCTTGTTACTCGTCAGGTCTGGGGTACCCGTAGCTAGTACCACACCCACAGGCTTGCTTCTTACTACATCTTCACCCATCTATACCGGACCCCCCGGTTTTGGTTCTACGGTTATCGAAAAACACCCCGTGACCTGCGAACTAAACCGAAATCGGGGGTGTTTTTATAGTGCGGTTTACGGTTACACCTTTTTACGTTCACTGACTTTCCCCATGACCGAACGCCCACCCGCTGGCCGGAATCGTACATGTGTTCTAATCCGAAAACGTGGAGCCGTCTCGGGCCGAAGTAAACTATAATAACTGTAAGTAGATGTTTACGGTTTACTTCCGACAAAGAGGAAACACCCGCCGACCCCTGGAGGGAAGGCGGGTGTTCGATCGATGTTCGATTTACAGGAGGCCTTGTTCTTGCATCTTGTTGTAGAGCTCGTTCGACTGGATTGTGAGCTCTTCTACCTCGGCCCCGAGTGTCAAAGTCTCGACGTACTTGAGCTCGAGCTTCGTGATCGTCGCGACGTACTCCTTCACGACATCAGGCATCCGCTCGAGCTTCTCCGGAGGGAACGTATTTCGGACCCTCTTTAGACTGTCGAGTATCTGGATCGTACTGTAGGTGTCCGTCATCTCATCGACCCGGTAGGATCAGTGTCGATCCAGTCTGCTTGAGCACCTTCGGATACGTCAACCCCTTGCCGCTGAAGATTCGCTCCATCGAGGTAGCCCGGTCCGCGTCGTCCCCCAGTACGTGCCCCAAGATTGAGCCCAGCGCCGAGGTCGCTCCAGCCACTTCGCTCAGCGCGATCGCCAAGCCTGAGCGCTCCTTGGGGTCGGTGGACAGCCGGAGCTTCACATTGAGCTTCTCGTAGAGCGCGCCGTGGTAAGCTGCGCCGTTCTCGATCAGCTGCATCAGCGACTTGATTGCTTCTGCCGACATCTCCGCGTCGACCGTGACACTCGGCGCTCGCAGAATCTGTGCGGCTCGATCCAGATTGGCCGCGTCTTCAGCGTCGCCATTCTCGATCATCTCCGCGACCGCGCTGACCAGGTAGTCGAGTGCTTCTTCTTTGGTTTTCATGCAACCTTATCCTTCTTCTTGAGTGATTCCTTGTGCTCGGCAAGTCGCTGACTGAGGTACATATCCTCGATCGGCGTCCTGGAGGCCGTCCCTGGTAGGCGCACTCGGTCTCGGTTTGACTTCGTGCACAGTGGCCCCTTGCAGCCCTTGTTGTATCCGCTTGGCCTGCCGTGTAGGTGTGACGGGATTGTCTGGTCTTCGAGCTCGGCGTCGACCCGAGCCACAAGGTCGGCCAGAAGCTTCTCGATTTCGTTCACTTGCTTCTCCTGTTCTTGTTGCCTGCGTCGGACACCAGCTCGAGCTGTCGTCCGTCTAGACTTTCTACGTGAATGTATCTTGCCTTCTTTGGGCCGCGAGCGGCTTGCCTGGGGTCTAGCATGAGTATCCCTCTATCGACAAGCATCTCGATGCGCTTGTGCACCTCTGCCGGGTCCCAGCCCATCTTGCTTGGCTTGACGTGATTGTTGATCTTTCCGATGGTTGCGTACCCGTCGCGCCCTGTGTAGTACTTGACTGCATGAATGATCTTGTCTTCCATCTGTCCGCCGAAGGTCTTGGTGACCTTCTCGCCGGATAGTGTAGTTGACCTGTTGAGGTACTCCATCAGCCACATTGCGGACCTGATGTCTTCCTCCATGACAACATCGGCCTTGCGGTTGATCGCAAACAAGGTCGCTAGCTTGAACAGCTTGAGGTCGAAGCGCGACTTGATATCCTCATCGTGCTTCCACTTCTCTACCTGCTCGTATGACTTCTGCATGAGCGGGCGCGCCGATCGGTCGACATCGATGTAATGAAGGCGGCGAACGCGCTTGCTCTCCGGGTCAACCTTGTTGGAGTAGTACACTGCAACATCTGTATACAGTTCCTGGGCATGGGTCATGTCTTTCATCTTGTTGTCGAAGATGTCGTTCGAGATAACCTTGTTGCCCGTGACCACCTCAAAGCGCGCAAGGAGGCCGTTACTGATGTTACCCCTGCCGATAAGCGAAGGAAGCGCCCCCGGCTGCACGCCAGCACTAAAGACAAGATTCGGATTCACTGCGACCACCGTGCCACCGGCACGGGAGCCTGCTCGAAGGGCGGCGTCCAGGGCGGGACTGTTGTCCATTTCCTGGAAGATTCCGACCAGCGAGCTACCCGTGACCGCGCCCTTGCCCATGAACCGTGAAAGCTCGTCGACCTCGAGGTCGGCCATCACGTCCGCGACAGTGTAAGGCTTCCCCTCGTCGATCTCCTGGCTGAGCTCCTGAAGAAGAAACTCGCCCGATCCCGGCTCGATAAGAGACTTGATCCCGGTGTGGTTGCCGAACCTGTTGCCGTTGCCGGGAGACGGGTTCCACTTGTACACGATGTGATCGAGAATCGCGTTCATGGCATGCCTGGACTGAGACTTACCAGCTCCCGATGCGCCGACAAACAGGACCGACAAGGTCGTCTTGAACGCGCCGCCGACCCTGCCGCGCACATAAGGCCCGGCAGAGAGCGAAAGAAGCTGCAAGCCACGAAAGAGGCTGAACTCCTTGGGGATACTCATCTCTTCAACAGCTCGCATGAACTCGTAAAGAGGGGTGCCTTCAGGTATGTGGTCGAAGATGCCGTCAATCTCCGGCAGCAGCTCGTCAACCCCGAGCTCGCTGTCGTCATCGTCTTTTGGGGAATCAACCAAACTCAGCGCCGGAGGCGCTGCTGTCGTAGTGCTGGCTGGCTTCGCCTCTGCCTGGACGGGCTCACTCTTCTTTACGGGCTGCTGAATCTGCTGCTCGGGTTCGGCCTGTCCAAACTCTTTGCGGCTGAACTTGGTTGGTCCGATAGACGGAAGGTCTTCGTCCCCGGGGAGCATCTGGATTCCGAGAGGATTTTCCGGCTTGTCTTCCTTGATCTCGGGAAGTGGGCCATACTCGGCCTCGAACTGTGCGACTTCCTCTTTCTGCTTAGCTGGCGACACGCCAACATAGCCGCCCTTGGTCTTGTCGAACCTCCAGCCACAAAAGTCCTCGAGGGTCTTCTGCTTGGCCTGAGCGTACTCCTTGCCCTTGAGCTGCTTGCCGAACGGCATGCCGTTAGCTGCAGCGACCATGTCGATCACGCCGCCGCCCTCTTCGCACTGTCCGTAGCAAACCCATGTGTTCTTCTCGGTGTTAAGGCATGCGGCCTCCGAGTTCTTGTTCACATGGCCAGCCGTGGGACAGAACACGAGCTTCTCGTTCTGTCCGCCGGATAGCTTCACATCGTTGCCGGTAAGCTTCTTGTAGACGGCAACGATGTTCAGCTTCTTGAGTGCGACGTCCTCCTCGGCCTGCTCTTCAGCCTTCCGTGCGGCGTAGTTGTCCTCGTCGTGAACGACCGGCGCGGCCTCGAGGAACTGCTCGGGAACCTCGATGTTCTCGATGTTCTCAACATCTTTTGCATCCTGCGACTTCTTGTCGCCCTCTGCAATAGTCTTGTTGATTTCGGCGAACATCTGATCCCAGCGACCGCCACCGTTGACACTCATGAGTACTCCACCCGGTTGATCTTGATCCGGCCCTCCGGCACACTGAGTGCCATCGCCGCTACCTGGGTGGCCTTAGATGCCACGTTTGACCGTGCGACGCAGAATGTCTTTGCGACCATGCCCGCAGTGTCGTGAACTTGAATCTCGTAATGCTTGCCGTTGCAGTCTTCGATGAGGAAGGCCTCGACTCGAACCTCGGTCCGGTTACGACTTACTTTCTTCTGCCGCAATTGCCTCGGCCTCCTCTCGTGTGCGAACGACTCCGATCTCGTTCATGTACTCGACTGCTTCTTCTCGCGTGTAGTGCTTCTCGGTCACGAGTTACCCTCCTTGAGTGCGCAGTTGAGATAGACCAGTGCGTCGGCAATCTCGTCGACAGCGTCCTTGAGATTGTTGCGACCGTTGCCAGCCTGAAGCACGGTGCCGTACTTCTCGAGTCCGAATGCCTTGCGCTTCTCCATGATCTCGACTGGATCGAGGTTCGTCATGTCGCACAGGCTGATGAAGCTCTCGAGCATGATGTCATACTCGAGTCGAACCTTGTCTTCCTCGACCCAGATCTTCGTCTCGAGGTCGCGACCAACCAGGTCGTGCGCGCTCTCGTTGCCATTCGGCTTGGGGTCGGGCTGGACAACGAGACCGAACTTGCTGCGCATCTCGTTGTCCTTGTCGTTTACGTTACTGCTCACCGATGTACCGCCTTGCTGTTGGGAGGGCTGATTAAAACTTTGTTCCACCGCTGTGGACAGGGCACTTCGCGTCACCGCTCGTTCCCAGGTGCCACCGCAGCGTCCAGAGCTGCGCGGCTACCTCGCGGAAGTTATTCGTACGGAACAGGACGGTCTGGTTGGCCTTGCAGCCTTCCGTGTCGCAGTAGACTGTAGCTTTGTACTTGATCATGCGAACGGGTTTCCCGTCTCGAGAAGGTGGACAGGATCGGGGTGAGGCTTGAACTCGGCCTGCGCAACGCGCTGATCCAGAAAGAAGCACGGGTCCTTGGGGTTTTTGTTGTTGACCCCTCCGGGCAGGCGAACCAGATTGCCGAGGTCTTTCCCCTCCATGCTGGACTGCTTGGGGAAGATCTCTACCGTGAAGTTCTGAATACCGAAGTAGGGATGGGGCTCCATGTGCTTGAAGAAGTTGGAACCCTTGACCGCCTCGAATCCGTAATTGGGCGAGATGATCCGACCGGCGTGCTCAAGTGCCATAAGCGCTGCCTGGCGCGCGACACGAGCTTCGACCGGCTCGGGAAAGAATGCGTAGATGTGAACACCCTTGTTTCCCGAGTATGCGGAAGCGGCCTCGAGTCCGAGGTGATTCACAACAGAAGCTGCGATCGTGTCCGCGATGGTGCGCATCTGCTTTTTGTACCAGGTGCGACCGGGATGCTTTCGATCGTGCCAGTCCTTGCGCGGCGTGGCGGGATAGATCGTGAGTGCATCCATGAACTCGCTATCAGAAGTGATGTCAGCGAGTACATCGTCCGATGGGACGTCGACCCAGGTTCCGGTGTCGTCCAGATCGCAATCGAATACGATCAGCTTGGTTTTGCTTTCTGTGTCGCAGGTGTAGTGACCGAAGGTCTGCTCTCCTGCGATATGAGCGCGAAGGTCACCCATCTTCCAGGGCTCGCGGACGGGGCGATATCCGCCGTCGGCGACCTGAATGGCCTTCACGTCCTTTCGTTGAATGAATCGCTTTGCGATTAGTCCTGCTAGTTCGTCGTGAGACAAGGTACCACTCCTTCTGTACGTGCACGGCGTGGTCGTCGTGCGTTGTGATAACACTACCATAGATTGTTATTGTTGTCAAAT